GGTGTTGCGGTCCTGCATGTGGAGCGGGAAACGGCCGGTGTTCAACTGGACCGGCTGCCGGTACCCGGCACGCCATTCGGCCGGAATATCCAGCTCCGGAGTGTCGGGGCCCGGGCATGGCACGCAGCGGATCGCGTCGTGCTGGGCTTCGAGCTCGTGGGCGTAGTCGATGTCCGGCTGCAGCGACGTGTTCATGCACAACCAGATTTCGTCGATCAGCCCGGCTTGGACGTCGCGGAGCAGGTACGGGATCAGGATCGAAACGGTCCGCTCACGCCCGAACGGCACCCATGCGATGACACGGTGGCCGCGGTGCATCAGCCGGCCCGCAGTCTCGACGACAGCAGCTTTCCGGACCGTCGGGCTTCGGCGGGGATGTGCCAGGCGTCGCCCTCATGCTCGACGAACCAGTCGACCGTGCGTTTCATGCCGGCGTCGAGAGTGAGGAACTGTTCCGGGTCGATCCCGGCCTTGTGGAGGGTGGTGACGTCGGCGGCGACGGTGGCGTTCGGGACCTCGCCGGGCCGCATCGGCAGATGCGCGACTGGGACCGGGTCGTGGCCGGTGTGCGCGGCTGCGAGGTTGGCGACGAGGTGGGCGATGTCGTTGACCGTGGCCGACTCGGGCGGCCCGACCTCGAGCGGCTGCTCGTGGATGCGGCCTTCGGCGGCATGGGCGAGGGCGATCGTGAAGACTCGGGCGACGTCGGCGACGTAGATCATGTCGGAGATCTGGGTGCCGTCGCCGTACACCTCGATCGGCATTCCGCACAGGGCCCGGCACACGAACGCGGGGGTGATCTTGCGAACCTTCGACCAGCCGAACGGGGCGGCGACGGACTGGCGGGGCCCGTAGGCGTTCATCGGCCGGACCACGGCGATCCGGCCGCCGCGATGGTGGTTGTACATTTTGGCGAAATCCTCGGCGCAGGTCTTGGTAATGGTGTAGGCGCCGCCGCCGTGGGTGCGCATCCAGGCGTTGCCTACCGCGGCGTAGACGACGGGCAGGCCGTATTGGACGGCGGCTTCGAACACGTTCAGGGTGCCGAGAATGTTCGTCGCTGCGGACGGCCGAGGGTTGCCGATCGTCTCCTGCGTGCCGAGGACGGCGGCGAGGTGGATGATGCCATCGACGTGGGCGGCGGCTTCGGTGACGATCACGTCGTCGCGGACGTCGCCGAGGATGGTGTCGACGCCGGGGAGCGGGTCGCGGTGACGTTCGTGGTCGAGGACGGCCACCTGGTGGCCTTCGCCTTGGAGACGTTCGGTGATGTAGCGGCCGATGAATCCGGCGCCGCCGGTGACCAGGACGCGCATCAGACGGTCACCGGTGTGCGGTGGATGGTGAGGTCGTGGCCGCGGCCGTCGACCGGGCCGATCTGCTCGGGGAAGTGGCGGCCTCGGACATCGTGGCGGACCCAGGTGGGGTAGCCGAGCGCGGCGGCGTCGGCGTGGTAGCAGGGGTCGTCGGTGAGGCCGTCGTCCAAGCTCCACCGCCAGCGGAGTTTGAGGAACAGGTCGCGGCGGACGAGCAGGAACCCGGCGGTGTTCATATGCTCGCGGACGTCGGCGCCTTCGGGGAACGGGCGCCCATCGAAGTGCCTGAAGGAGTAGTCGTTGGCGATCCGGGCAGCCCACTGTGGCGGATCGCCGTTCAGGGCCGTGTCGATAGCCTCGACCTTGGGGCCGTTGAGGCAGTAGGTGGGGATGTGGCCGCCGACGATCGGCCAGTCCACCTCGAGCAGCCGTCTCACCGCGTCGCCGGGCACGGTCACGTCGGAGTCGACGAACAGGATGTGGCTGGCGCCGATGTCGTGGCCGTATTGGGTGACCAGGTTCCGGCCGGCGCAGATCCGGGTGAGCCGGTTCCGGCCGGTGATCGTCTCGGCCCGGTCGTCGAGCGAGAACGTCCAGTAGACACCACCGGCCTCTTCGAGCTCGGTGATCAGCGCGGTGTGCGGCTCTTCGCCGCGGGCGTCGACTTCGAGCGCCGCGAAGAGTTGGATGTCGCTGGTGGCGTGGAGTTCTTCGACGGTCGCCAGCCACGACAGGACCGAGCGGGGGTCGTCGGTCTTGTACGGGGCGCAGGTGGTGCCGACCAGCACGGTCACTGAGCCGGGGCCTCCGCAACTTCGGGGGGGGCTTCGACCGGGACGTCGGGCACCGCGACCGGTTCCGGCGCGGCCTCGTACTCGGACACGAAGTCGGCGTCGTTGACCGCGGTCACCGATCCGTCTTCGTGCTGGACGAGCCAATGCCCGGCCGGGATCGTCACCCCGGAGATGGTGAGGTCGAGGCTGACTTGCGCGGCTTCGACGGTGGCGGGCTTGCGGATGTATTTCATGCGGCGCTCCTTTTTTCGATCGGTGCGGTCCAGGTGTCCCACCAGCGGTCGCAGTGGGTTTCGTAGGTGAGGTCGGCCATCACCCGGCGCCCTTCCCCGGCCAGGTCGGTGCGGGCGTCGCGGCTGGCGCATAGCCGGCCGAGGGTGCGGGCCCACTGCCCGCGCGAGCTGGCGAGCATGCCGACCCCGGCCCGGTGCAACCGGAGGTTGTCGGGGGTGGGTGACATGACGACGGGGACGCCGAGGGCGGCCATCTCCATCGCTTTCAGGCACGACTTGGCGTGGTTGAACGCGGAGTCTTCGAGGGGGACGATGCCGACCTGGAGTTCGGCGAGCGCGTACGGGTAGTCGTCGAACATCACCCAGCCGGTCGCTGACGGTTTCTCCCGGAGCCGCAACGCTTGCTGGACGCCTTCGACGGGGCCGATCGTGTGGAACGTCCAGCCGGTGCGGGCGAGGACCTGCTGGACGGTGCCTTCGGTGGTTTGCAGGTCACCGGGGTGGGTGCCGACAACACCTGACCAGCCGATCGTGTTCGGGCGTTCCGGGACGGACATGGCCAGGTAGGCGGCCGGGACCAGATTGGGGAGGAGGATCCCGTGGCCGTGGCCGTATCTTGATATCAACGGGGCGGTGGTCGCGGTGACGAGGTCGGCTTGTTGGCAGGCCCGGTCGATCCATTCGTGATGAACGTGGGTCTGCCGGTAGGAGCCGTGACCGACATGGCTTTTGGAGAGCCCGTCGAACAGGTCGTCGACGTCGACGACCACCCGGACGCCTTGCTTGTGGAGGTCGGGGATCATGTCCGCCCACCAGCGCCGGCCGGGCCGTTGGATCACGACCACGTCAGCTTCGACCGGCTGGGCCAAGCTGACGTATTGGACGTCGGGGCCCGGCGGTAGGCCGTCGTCGGCGCCGGGCCATTTGCGGTCCCAGTTGACGACCGGGCCGACGGTGTCGATGTGCACGTCGGCGCCCTGCTGCTGCAAGGCTTGGGCGGGCAGGATGAGCCGGTAGTGGCCGCAACCTTGAAGATCCGCCGGCCAAACGACAACCTTCACTTCAGTCGGGCCAGCCTGTCCTGCACGCGGGCCAGGTCCGCGTCAAGCGCGGCGTCCGCTGCCGCCTGCGCTTCGGGACTGGCCGGCTCGGGCTCGGGGTCGGAGCGTTTGCCGGCGGTGTCAACGCCGAACTTCTTCGCCGCGGCGGTGATCTTCGGCATCGCCTCCTTCGCGAACTCGGCGCCTTGGGCGGCCCGGGCCAGCGCGTTACGGACATGAGCGGCGTCGGGCAGCGGGAAATGCCGCTTCGAGCGGGGCATCGTCTTGCCGGAGGCGTCTTTGGTGCCGCCCGGCTCGATGTAGCCGAACACCGAGTCGGGCAGGTCGTCGGTCTCCTTCGACGAGAGCATCGCCCGGCCGCCGTCACCGTCGTCGTGTTGGTCGGGGTCGTCGATGCCCATCACGTCGAGCAGCTCGTCGACCGCGACCCCGGCCGCCTGGACCAGAGCGAGGGCCTGCTGCACATTGTCCGGGAGGCTGGTGACGTCGAACCCGTCGAGCAGGTTCGCGGCCTCGTCCAGGGCGGCGTCGACCGCCGAGGCGAGCGTGGCCGGATCGCCGTCGTCTCCCCCGTCGCCGTCGCTGGCGACACCGCCGGTGGTGACGGTGCCGTCCGAGCCGATATGGATGACCATGTCCCGCAATCCGGACCCGGCCATCTCGCCGGTGAACTTCTCCACCCACGCGGCCCGCTGCTCGGCCGTCATCTCCGGTGGTCGAACGGTCGTGCCGATCTTGATGTGCTCCCGGAACGTCGGGTAATGCTCGGCGACCAACGCCCGCACCCCCTCGTCGTCCAGAATCCGCTGGTCCCGCAAGCGCAGGATCTCGTCGATGGTCGGAGTATCCAACGTGGGTGCCTCCTGGGAGCGGATCCCGACCGCGGCCGCGCCGGGGATCGACGGGAACACGACGGGAGAGTTTTCGAGCATGTCGGCCTTCACGAACCGGCGGGCCCCTCGAACATCGGGGTGGACGACGCTTCGCCCGTTGCGGTAGTGGAAGCTGAACCCGGGGACGATCTTGTCCTCGATCATCGAATGCGCCGCCCGGGCCTGGGGGACAGCGTCGAAGTCCGCGAACCGGTTGATGACCCGGGCCCGGTCGCCGAGTTCCTCGGTGCGGACGCCGGCGCCGATCAGAAGATCAGGATTGTGGTTCCACAACATCACCGGGAGACGCTTGGCGAACGATTCCCGCCAGCAGCCCCGGGCCCAGTCGGTGCGGTATCCGTCGAGGACCTGGTACGGGTAGTCGACCACCACTTGATGGCCGTCGAGGTCGGTGATCTCCGCGACAGTGGCCACATCGGCCCGGTAGCCTTCTTCGAGTTGTTCGGTCATGGTCACCTCCAGGTGATGCCGGAAGAATCAGGCTGCCGAGAACAGCAGCGAACAGCGGCAGTTGCAGACTTCATCCGGTGGGGCGGTCGGGTCGCCGGGGAACATCATCCGGCTGGCGCCGACATGGAACGGGGCGTGCAAAGGGACTTTCTGGCCGTCGGCTTTGCGGTGGGTGGGCCGGGTGCGTTCGTCGTGGTGGGCGAGCCACTCCTTCGACGCCACCGCACCCGATTGCAGGCTCGCGGCATACAAGTAGGCGGCCTCGTTGAGGGCGCCGATGGACTCCGTCCGGGCGATCAGCTCGGCTCTCGATCGGGCGACGTCGAACACGTGCTGGACCCGGGCCGTCAACTGGGCGGTCGAGTCGCCGTCCTCGATGCCTTCGGCGAGGGTGTCGCGGATCTGGGCGAACGTGGTGTCGGTGATCGTGGCCGCGGCCCGGTTCTCCCGGCTCCGGAGGATGTACACCGACCGGGCGATCGACGTCGACGGGAGTCCGAGTTGCTGGGCGATTCGCTCGAGGGACAGGGTGTTGGCGTCGTCGTAGATCGGCGCGAGGGCTTGGGCGGTCTGGTCGGCCCAGAAGGTGGTGTCGAAGATGGCGGCGGCGTCGGGGACGGCCGGGACCGGGCCGGGTGTGCCGGTGGTCAACGCCGGCGGTACCGGGGCTGGGGGGAGCGCGGCCGGCGGGTTGCGCTGGTCGGCTCGGACACCGGCGAGCATCCGTTTCCCTCGGCTGCCGCGGAGACGGGAGAGGGTGCCAGCGCGTTGCCGGTCGAACAAGACGACCATCGCCTGATGGATGACCGGTTCGAGCTTGTCGGCGTCGGAAGCGAACCGGTCCTTGTGGACCATCCGCTCGCGGTGTCTGCCCGCGGCCTGGGCTTGGCCGACAGTCGCCAGCGCACGCTTCCCGGCGGTCTTGGCCCGTTTCTTGCCGTGAATCGCGGCGGTGGCGGCCATGCCGCAGATCGTGCACTTGGTCAGGTCGGCGCCGCGGAAGGCGTGCGGAACATCCGCGTCGGGGTGCTGGCCGGCCATCTTCGCTTCGACCGCCTGCGCTACTTTCGGCGACGGCCCACGAGGCAGGAGCGTCCCGGCCGAGCCGCCCTCGGTGACCGGGCCCATGTCCCGGGAGCCGTGGGCTTGTGCCTTTTTTGCCTCCCATTCGGCTACTGCTTTGGCGGCGCGGGCGCGGGTGGCGTCGGTGACTTTGCCTTCGCCGGCCGCCCACCGCTTCACGGTGCCGACGGCGAGGGAGACGGCGTCGGATTCGCTGTGGCCGGATCGGAGTAACGCCTGGGCGATGGCCCGGATGTACAGCGGGAGGCCGCCGACGCGGTTGACCCAGTTCTTGCCTTGGCCGATCGGGACGATGTCGCACGGACCGTCGCCGGTGCACACCCCGGAGCGGATGTCGGTGAGGGTCACAGCGCCTCGAAGAATGCAACCGTGGCTGCGGCCGGGTAGTCGCCGTAGCCGTGGAGCAGCCACGTGCAGAAGGCTTCGGCAAAAGCCTCCATCCGGTTTCTTTGGGCGTAACTCGTGACCGGCTTGGCGTCGTGATCGAACCCCACGGAATGGTGGAGGACGTGTCCTAGTTCGTGAACCACTGTTGCTGGGCGGTGTCTCTTGGGAAGGACGACCGTCGTGCGGCGTCGGCTGGCAGCGAGGTGGTTCTGATGGAACGGGTAGGCGACGTGAGCGGTCGAACTGTACGCTCTGCCGTCGGTGGCCGTCTCGAAGTGGTGGAGGCCAGCGAACACTGGATCGACGCCGACAAGGAAGTCGCAGGCGACGAGGGGGTGAAGCGGCTTGGGGATGACGCCGAGGGCCGCGGTGATCGCTTCGGAACGGCCGCGGTTCATACGCCGGCGACGGTGAGGGCGTCGCCGAGCCGCTCGAGGCGGTCCATGTCGAACACCGGCTCGCCCCGCTTCCCGGCCTGGTCGACCGGCTGCGCGGCGTGCACCACCGGCAGCCACGACCCGGCATCGGCTTTCAGTTCGTCCCGCACCGCCGGGTTCTCCGGCAGATGGTCCGGGTCGAACCAGGCGGCCGTCTCCTGATACTTCCCGCGAGGATTGTCCGGGTTGCGGATCTTCGCCCGATCCGGGTTCACCTTCAAACCGGCCTCTTCGGGGATGACAAGCACATGCCCCCGGTAGACGCCGTTCGGACTGGTCCACGACCCGGCGACGTTCCCGTCGGGCATCGGGACGCCGACCTCTTCCTGCCACTCCCGCCGGGCGGCGTCGAACGAGTCCTCGCCCGGTTCGATATGACCGCCAGGAAACTCCCACCGACCCGACGACGGATCCTTCTCGTCCAACGCCCGCTGCAACATCAGCACCCGGCCGGTGTCACCAGCTTTGACCGCGACACCCGCCGCGACGAGCTTGGAGGGGCCGGAGCGGATGCCGAGCTCCCGGCGGCGGCGCATCCGGGCGACCTGCTCGCAGATCTGATCCGCCAGGATCGGCGTCGGAACCGCGGTGCGAGCCCGGTGGGCTCGGATACCGGCGGCGGTGATCCGCTCCCGCGGTTTGCGGACCAGACCCCAGCCGGCCCGGCCCGAGTTGATCGTGAACGTCGTCGTCGGCCGGTGCCGCCACAGCCACCCTTCCGGCGCCCCCATGGCCGGCGACCCCGCACCGTGCAGGCGCAGCGACCGGCCGCCCGCGCCGCCCGACGACGAGGCTTCGTCGACCTCCTCGCCGAGCGGCGCCGTCGAAATGTCCTCGCCGGTAGCGGTGAACGACGGGATCCGCAGCAGATCCGACGCCTGCTGCGGGCTGATCACCCCGGCGTCGATGGCGTCCTTCAATGACGGCGCCTGAAAGATCGTCGGCGGCTGGAGGGCGACGACACGGGACAGGTCGAACCAGCCGACATCTTCCCCCAACTTGGGGGCCAGCTGGAGGTTGACGTCGTCCTGGAGCTCCATGATGTCGTTCACCGCCGTCAACGTCCAGAAGTTCCGGTACTCGCTGTCGGCGTTCGCGTAGATCCGCTGCGACGCGTCACCGATCAGGCTCTTGGACACCCCCAACGCGATGTTGATGTCGGACTTCGCTGTCTCCACCATCTGCAGCAGCTGGGCGTCGACGGACTTCATGGACAGGTCGACGACCTGCACGCTGGCCTGGTCGGCGAGTTTGCCGGCCTGGTCGTAGTCGTTCTCCGCCTCCGCGAAGATCGTCTTACCGGCGTTGTCGAACCCGGAGAACTCGGAGAAGAACTGGTCTTCCCACGCCCGCCGGTCGGCGGGATCCTCGAACGGCGGGGCGATCACGATCTTCGACGCCACCATCCCGTTTTTCAGCAGGGACCACATGTACCGGTCGGAGGCGACAGCGATCTCGATCGGCAGTTTCGCCGCTTTCAACACGGACTCGGGTTGGCGCCAGTCTTCGATGCTGGGCCGCCAGGCGTAGAAGACCCGGTCGACGGTGAACGGGATGATCCCGGTCGGGGTGCGGTACTGGAAGCCTTCGAACCAGGTGGGTTTGCCGGGCATCGACGGGATCGGGTCGAGCGCGGCGGCGACCAGCGGCCACAGGGCGATGATGTCTTTCGACTGCGGGTCGAGTTGCTGTTCCCAGGCCATGCGGCCGGTGACGATGCGCTGCACGATCGACCACGTCCACAGGGCTCGGGCGGTGGTCGTCGGGTTCGGTCCGCCCGGCTCCTGCGGGCTGGCGGGGCCGAGGAGTTTGGCGAGGGGTGCGCCGGGGGTGGTGACGGACGGGTTGTCGGGGTCAGGTCCGGCGCAGAACGGCAGGGCGCTGATGGTTTCGGCGCGCAGCCGGACGCAGCGCATCACATAGGTGTGGCCCATATAGGCGATCTGGGCGGCCTGCTGGGCGTCCCAGTCGACGTACAGCGGCTGGTGGGGGCTGACGTAGGTGGTGCTCGAGGTGGCGCCGATTTTCCCGCGGCCGGCGGCGGGCGGGTTGATGGCCATGCCGAGTCCGGCGCCGGTGCCGGGGAGGGCTCGGACGGCGAGGCGGTCTAGGAATCCCATGCGACCACCTCCGGTCCGGTTGCTAACGATGTTGGGCGGTGCGTCGGGCCAGTTCCCGCAGCTGGTCGGCCGACGCGCGGGCGAGGATCTCGGGGAGGTGGCGGGTCGCCCAGCGGATCCCGGCGTAGAAACTGCCGGCGCAGCCGACGCCGGTGATGATCGCGGACCATTCGAACGGGGTCACCGGCGGCTCACGTAGGTCATGCGGGCACCTCTCGGTTTCACGCTTTCGGCCAGGTCCGTGACCGCCCACACCAGGGCGTCCATCCGGTCCGGCGACGTCCCCGAGTCAGGCACCCACGACAACATCTGGTCCTCCAGCTGCGGGAACATCCCGACGTGGTGGACGCGGCCTTGCTCGTACAGGGCGGAGACAGGCTCGGCCCGCTGCCGTTTCCCCCGGGACGCGTGCACGACCCGGACCGGCACGTTGGGCCGCACGGAGCGGAGTGTGTGTTCGACCATCTGGCCGCCGTAGTTCGACTCGGCCACGACCCGGTCCCCGCAAAACTCGTCCAACGCCAACAGGGCCCGGTCGGCCCACTGTTGCGGGGTGCCCCGACACGACCGGTCGGCCAGCACATAGAACTCGCTGCCCGCCCGGCCGCAGGCGACGATCCCGGTCTCGTCGTTGTGTTCGCCGGTGCCGCCGGCAGGGTCGATCGCCACCACCACCCGGTCCAGGTCGGGCGGTTCGCTGATTCTGCCGGCATCGACCAGGGCGACAGTCCACAGGGCGCCCTCGACGTCGTCCAGGAGCTCGCCTTCGAGCTCCTGGCGGCCAAGGCGGGTGCCGCCGTAGTCGGCGTACAGCTGGTCGCGGACCATCTGGTCGAGGTGGATCGCTTCGGAGGTTTTGCCTCGGGTGACCCGTGTTTTCGGGTCGGCGATGAACCCTTTCAACGCCAGGCGTGGTTTGGGGGTGGTCGACGCGACGATATGCGGCCGGGTGCCGAGGCGGAGACCGTAGCGGGAGTGGCGCATCGCCTCGTCGAGTTTCGCCCAGGCGGCGAGCTCTTCCCACCAGGCGAGGCACCGGTTTCCGCCGGCCCGGAGCCGTTCGACGTCTTCGGGTCCGTGGGCGCCGAACAGTTTCCCTTCGGCGCCGCCGGGGAACAGGACGTAGGTGCCGCCTTTGCGGGTCACTTCCCGGATTTCGGGCCAGTACGCTTTGAGGCCGGAGGGGCCGTTGACGCAGGCGTCGGATGCGTCGCCGAGGGTGGGGGCGATGATGGCCATGCGGTGGCCGCCGGGGAGTCGGTGGTCGCAGGCGGGGCCGCGGACGTGGTCGATGACGTAGTGGGCTGCCCCGTCGGTTTTGCCGGTGCCTCGGCCGCCGAGCTGGAGCCACGCGCCGGCTGGGGGGATGTGGTCGGGTGGGATTTGCCACGGGTACGGCTCCCAGCCGCCGTGATCGGGGGGCGGCCGGTCGACGAGTGCTGCTGTGGCGGCGAGGACTCCCACGTCATCGGGCTCGGCGGCGCTGCATGCGCACTACTCGGTGACCGACCCGCTCGAGAGCTGGGACGATCTCCTCGAGCGACCGGTAGGTTTCGAGTGGGAGTCGGGCGTAGAGCGTGCCGTCGGTGGTGGTGACGCCAAGATGCTTCCAGGTGATCGGCGGCTCGAAGATCACGTACTCGTCGAAGAGCTCCCACACTGCCGGATGGACGGACTCGACGCACACGGTGGTGACTATTCGGACCTTTCCGCCTTCGATCCCCCACCCGGAGATGCTCATCGTGGGCACAGTCCGCCATCACTAGCCGAACCGAAGCATGGCGTGTAGCAAACCCGCTTGTCAAGCATCCCCACGTCAGGACGCCTTCGCCTGCCGTTGGCGGGTGACGGTGAACCAGCAGGATTTGGCGTGGAAGGCTTGCCCGTCGATGCGGCGGATCGGGTCGTCGCGGCCGCCGGCGACCGGCTTCTCGCACAGCCCGCACGTCTCGGAGGCCGGGGTTCGCTGCCCGACCGTCACGCCGCCCATGCTGGTGCCTTTCGATGGCGGCCCGGGCCAGTGCCGGGCGGCGGAGTCGGCGAGTCGGTACAGGAGGCCGCGTTGGTGGTCGTGGCCGGGCCGGTGCGCATCCCAGCTGTCGGCGAGCACGCTGACAGCGGCGAGGAGTTGGGCCCGGACGGGGTCGGGTTGCCATTCGACCTGGACATGCGCGGTCGGGTAGGCGGCGGCGAGGATGGCGAGGACGGTGTCGTGGAGTTCGGAGATCCAGCCGACTGCGTAGCCGATGTCGTGGCCGGTGAGCGCCGCGAGTTCGACACCGGTAGCCGAGACGCGTTCTTCGTGGTCGCCGACCTGCACCCGCAATGTCGGGCCTCCCCCGCTGCCGCCGTCGTAGCCGGCCCGGCCCGGGAATCCGATGGCGCCGACGTCGAGGAGGGCGTCCGGCCACGCGTCGCAGACCCGGTCGACGGCGGTGCGCATCGCCTGGCGGTGCTGCTGCGCCGCGGTCAGCGGTTTCGGCTCGGCGGTCCGTTTGAGGCGGGATTGCTTGCTCATACGCCCTCCTTGATGCCGGCCGAATCGAGCCGGCGCAACTCCGTCCCCAACACCTGCCGGGCCCTGTCATGCAACTCCGCCGGCACCACCGACGCGAGCATCACATCCACCGCCCCCGCCAGCAGCACCGCCTGCGCCTCCTCGACCCGCACCCGCCGCTCGGCCATCCCGAGTTTCACGCAGATCTCATCGATCTTCGCCAACCGGTCCGACCAGTCGCCCAACATCTGGACCAGCACGTGAGGTTTCGCCTCGCCGGTCGGCTTCCCGGTCTGATGGTACGTCCGCCCGTAGATCCCGTCCGTGCCGCCCGCCCCCGGCATGTCCGCCTCGGGCACCAACTTGAGGTTCCCGACCAGCGTCCACAGGGCGTCGACAGTCCCCCGGTACCGGTCCCGGAGCTCCGCGAGCGCCTCGCCGTCCGACGTGCGGATCGGCAGCCCCAGACGGGCCAACTCGGCCGCGGCGACCTCGACCTGGATGCGCCGGTCCGCGGCGGCCGCCACCTGGGCTGCCCGGGCGCCGTGGTAGCGGCAGACGGTGGCACCCCGTCTCGGCCAGTTGCCGCACGGTTCGCCGTCGGTGCTGCGATGGCTGGTGCAGCCTCGTGGATGGGTTTTCCCGCAGTCTGAGCACTGGAAGGGTCCGCTCATGGCCGTACTGGCGGGTCGGGGATGGCGATGTGTTGGGTTCGGGCCCGTACGAGGTGGCTTTGGCCTCGGCCTCGGCGTTGGGTGATGTGTTCTTTGTGGGCTCGGTCGAGGAGGTTGAGGGCTGTGCGTGGTGCGACCCCGGCGGCGGTCATGGTTTGGATGAGGCTGGGACGCGGGTGCCATTTGCCGTCGCTGATGGTGATGAGCATGGTTTGCCATGCGGCCCAGAGGCGGGGGGATGTGTCTGGCCGGATGTCGGGTTGCCAGGTCACTGGATGTTGTGTCCTGGTGCGGGTGCTTGCTGGTTGTTAGCGGTGCGCATGGGGGTGCGCATTCCCCTGTAAGGAGTGCACGCACTCTGCGCACCCCGCTTTTGGGCAGCGGGGTGCCGTGCGCGCACCCCCCACATCTTGGGGTGCGCATGGTTTGCGTGGGTGCGCATGCGCATTCTTGCGCCCCCCGCAATTGGGTCAGAAGGGCGGGTCATCGTCGTGGTCCTCCGGGTCGTATTCGAGTTCCGGCTCAGCCGGTGGGGGCACGGATCTGGGGGGCCAGGTGTCGCCGAAGCGGCGGCCCAGTTGGTCGTGGGCGTCGAGCGCCCGGTAGGAGTACGGCTGCCCGCTCTCGCCCTGGCCGTACGAGGCGACCAGGTTTTTGTCGACGAGCTTCTTGCAGGCGTCTTGGATGGTGCGGCGTTTGAGGCCGGTGCCGGTGGTGTCGTCTCGGGCTACCCGGTCGCCTATCTCTCGGACCGATAGCCAGTCTGTAGCGGCGAGGAGGACGGCGTGGATTCGTTTCAGGGCGGGGCTGAGGTTCTCGGCGCCTTCGATGCTGTCGGAATCGTCGGCGTGGAGTTCCTCGATGGTGTAGTGGAGCGGCGAGTCGAGGTGGTCGGGGTCGTCGGCCCACACCCGCCGGCGTGTCCGGAACGTGGTCTCGGGGACTTCGTCGCCGATCAGGTCCCATTCGAGGGTGACCCGGGATTCGCCGGTGTCTGTGTCGGTGGCTCGGGCTTTGACCGCGGCGGAGAGGAGCACCCGCCCCCATTCTTGGCCGCCGACGCCGGTCATCCGTTGGGCGCCTTGGCCGGTGCCGGTCTTGTTCCAGTGGTGGATGAGAGCGAGAGCGGCGCCGGAGTTCTGGGCGACCTGTTGGACGGCTTCGAGGTGTTCGCCCATCTCGATTAGCTGCGACGCTTTGGCGCCGCGGGCGGCCAGGTAGAGCGGGTCGATGATGACGAGGGTCGGGCTGACGGCGGTGACTTTTTCGGTGAGCGCCTCGAGGTGGTTGCGGTCGGTGAGGTGGGGCACCCGGAAACACACGTGGATGGGGAGGTTCTCGTAGGCCACCTGGTGGAAGGCGGCGATGGCGCGGAGGCGGCGGAGCATTTTGCGTTGGCCGCCTTCGCCGAGGCAGACGATCACGGGCCCGGGTGTGTCGCACGCCCACATGCCCATCCATGGGGTGCCGGCCGCGACAGCGACGGCCATGTCGAGCGCGGCCCATGTTTTGCCGGCTTTCATCTCTGCGGCGACGACGCCGTAGCCGTCGGCGGGCCAGATCGGCCGGATCAGCCACCCGACCGGTGGTGCGCCGTCGACTATGGCGGCGTGTTCGGCGGCGGTGAACCACTCGAGCGGCGGCCGCGGTTCGGGGTCGCCTTGGAAATCGTCGATGGTGTACCCGGCGCCGAGGTGTTCGGCGGCGTCTTTGCCGTGGACGGGTTCGACGAGGCGGATGGTGCGGGCCACGTCGCCGAGCTCTACCGCGACGTCGAGGGCGTGGCGTCGGCCGGTGTCGTCTCGGTCGGCGACGATAACAACCCGGGCGCCTTTCAGATGCTGGTTGTACTCGCGTCGCCATTTCCCGGCGCCGCCCGGGTTGGTGGTCGCGGTCTCGCCGGCGGTCTCGAGGGCTTCGACGTCTTTTTCGCCTTCGACGATCCACACTCGCCGTCCGCGCCGGACGGCGTCGATGACTTGGGGGAGTCGGTAGAGGGTGCGATCGACGCCTTGCATGTTCCACACCCAGCCGCCGTTGCCGTCGGGGTGGCGTTGCCGGAACGCCTTCGGGGCCATCCTGACTACCTGGTAGAGGAGCGTGCCGGCGGGGTCGGTGTAGTCGTAGGTGCGTTCGATGGCGGCCCGGTCCGGGTCTGCGTGGCCGTTGCTGTTCGAGGTTTGGTCGAAGAGGTCGTTGACGGTGAGGTGGAGGGCTTCGACGATCTGGTTGACGGAGCAGCCGGCGTGGCAGTGCACGGCGATTTTGCCGTCGCCGCGGGTGACGGACAGCGACGGGTTCCGGTCTGTGTGCGCGGGGCACCGCCAGCCTCCCTTTTCGTTGGGTGGCTGATAGCCGGTCACTTCGGCCAGGCGCCGGGTGACGGTGTCGTAGGCGTCGATGTCGGCCATCAATGGGTGCGCTGCTTTTCCTCCAGGTCGCAGATCAGGTCGTATTGGGCGCGGACGATCCGCTCGAGCCGGCGGCGGCCGGCGAGGCGGATGCGGAGCCGGTAGGCGAGACGTTTCATTCGGCTCCTGTCGTACGGCGGTTCTTGGCGAGGGATTCGGCGGCGCAATCGTCGGAGCAGTACAGGTAGCGGGGGGTGCTGTCGGCGCCGCAGTTGATGCACCGCCGGGATGCGGGCCCGGTGGGTTCGCGTCGTTTTTTGGCGCGGGTGGCGTCCCATCGCGCCGACGCGCTCCCCTCCTCCGGCTGGTCGGTCATGTGCCGGCCTGCCCGGTTTTGATCCAACGGCCGGCGTGATGGCGGGCGGGGTCGCCGTAGTGGCCGCACCGGTGGCATTGCCACCAGGTGCAGGCGGGGTTGTGGTCGGGGTGGCAGTGGGGTGTGAGCGCGCCGGTGGAATGCCCGAGTCGTTTCGGGCAGGTGGGGCATTCGGGGGCGCGTGGGGCGGCCACAGGGGAAGATGCGGCCGGCTACTAGCTGTTCGTGACTGCGAGCATCCGCTCGAGAAGGTCAACGGCGGATGCTTTGGCGGCGGCCCGCGGTTCGGCCAGTTTGGTGTTCAGGACCTCTTGGAGTCTGGCTCGGACGGCGTCGCGGATCGCCCAGTAGACGTGCGACCACCGGGCAACGGCAGCGGCAACGGCAGCGGCAGCGGCAACGGCAACGGCATCGGCAGCGGCAGCGGCAACGGCAACGGCAGCGGCAGCGGCAACGGCAGCGGCAACGGCAACGGCAGCGGCAGCGGCAACGGCAGCGGCAGCGGCAGCGGCAACGGCATCGGCAGCGGCAACGGCAACGGCATCGGCAGCGGCATCGGCAGCGGCAACGGCAACGGCATCGGCAGCGGCAGCGGCAACGGCAACGGCAGCGGCAACGGCCGTGAGGCCTCGCTTTTCAAGCTCGGCCTTCACGGCCCCCCTGATCTTCTTGCTCCACGAGTCCCGCAACGGCCACGTGACGTCACGGACCGCGTCAATCGTCGGGCCGCACGCCAGCCAGTCGGCCCGGCTGGTGACGGTCGGGAGAGCCTCTACCTGGGCGGCCTGGTCGTCGAGGCCGGCGGCGCGCAGCCAGAGCGGCAGGTGGAAGTGGACCATCCAGTCGGCGGCCATCCAGCCCCGCTGGTCCTCTTGGGCTTTGGTGCCTTTCGATCCGACGAGCCGGGTGATGTACGGCTTGAGGGCCTGCCGGTCGGTGTCGCCGAGGTCGTCGTTCCACCGGCGCATGAACGCCGCGATCGTCGGCGATGCGCACTGTGGATGGTCGGACCAGGGTTCGCCGGCGACCCAGGCGACGGCTTCCATGATGCACGCTTGGATGTCGCCATCGGTGGGCGGCCGGTGGCCTCCGGATTTCAGGATGAGGCTGTCGATTCGGGCGGCTCGTTCGGGGATAAGGGCGGTGGTCATGCTCGTTCCTTTCAGGTGGCTGATTCTGCGGGAATGGGTGTGCCGACACCGCGGCCGGCGAGATGGGTGTCGGCGAGGGGACGGGTCGGGCGTGTGCCGCCGGGCTGGCCTAGGCACGCGCCGCAACGAAAACACCAGCTGACATGCGGGTCGGTGCGGTCGGTGGCGAGCCAGCCGTCGCCGCACGCGTGGGCCTCGGACTGCAGCTCCTCGACGGTCGGGAGTGGGCCACGAACGGCGACGGTCGAGCCGATGAGGGTCACGGTTGACCCGTGCTAAACGGCCCGATATCGTCATCGCTGGCCTGGTCCCTGGAGTCAGAGACGTTTGCCCCCGTAGGAGGCGTTTCGGATTGTCCGTTGCAAGGGGCCAGGCCCAGCCGCTCGACTTGGTCAGATAGGTACTCGGGGATACGTTCGGCGTGGTAGGGCTCGGGGTAGTCCAGCCAGTCAGGATTGCAGCTAGTCATGTATCACCGGCCGCTATCGCTCGTAGTTGGGCGGCCATCAGGGCCTCGGTCGTCGCCTTCTGCTCGGCCAGTTCTTCCTCCGTGTCGGGCCGATCTTCGGTCAGCCCTGCTTCACGCATGGCTTCCACGGTTGCCCGAAGGCTGCCAAGCCGAGCTATTGCCTTCAGCCGCTCACGTTCATCCTTGTTCATTCAATCACTCCCGCCCGCCTCGGGCTTGCCGTCGAGAATGTGGTACAGCCACGACCCGAACTGGTCGACCTTGCGCCGCTCGGCGGTCACGTCGATGCCCGTTGGCTCGCTTCATCATCTCGATTGTCTCCCAGGTGATCTGAGCGCCGCGGCAATGCCGCAGTGGGGAGAACTTCTCGGGGTCGTAGCCCTTCGCGTATCCCTCACCTATCCCGACTCCGATTTTTGCTGTATCTGCCATCAGTCAGCCTCCTTCTCGATCGGCGGTATCCCGCCCGTCTTTGAACATGGCCGACTGGCCGCAGCGCATCGCCTCGGTCAGCGAATGGTCGGCCAAGGTCGAGTGGCAGCACGGGCAGTCCATCAGCACCAACTCGCTGAGTTGGAAGCCGTATAGCTGGTCGATGTCAGCCTCACTCATCACGACTCCCCTGTTCCGCCCAGGTCTTCCAAGTGCTCGGCCACGGCATCGTCCCGCTTCCACGGATGGGTCAGCACTGGAGACGCGGTGGCGCACAACTCCTCGATGGCATTGAGTTGCGCCTCGCTGATATCACGCCGCCATTGCGGATCGCGGCTCAACGCACGGTTGTGGCTTCGGACGAGGTCACATCCAGCGCAGTCACCGCATGGCTCAGTGACGTGATCCGTCGTGCAGCACCATGTGCCGTCCTCGGTGTAGAACTCGCTCTTATCGCTCACGGTCGCTCCCACCCGGCTCGACGGGGACCAGACCTCGGTCACACTTTCGACACGGGACAGCGTGCTCGTCCATGTCCGGGCTGGCGTCCATGTAGTAAATCTCGCCCATCCCGTCGCAATCGGGGCACCACTTCATGCCTTCTGGAAGGTCACTCATCGTTCGCTCCTTCTCGCCCCTCGGCTTCCTGTGCGGCCTTGATCGCCTCAAGCTGGCGGCTCATCTCGGCCAGGTCTTGGCAGGTATCCCAAAGGGAGCAATAACTCCCTCGGACATAACCACAATGCTCGTTGCTCCTCGGGCACCCAGCGGCACTACTTCTCATCGGTGACCCTCCCGCCCTGGCGTCGTGCTCGTTCGTCGGCATAGATCTTCTGGCATCTGGCGCACAGCAGATCGTCCAGCGGTATTGCTGCCAGGCAGTCGTAGCAGCGGTTCGGGTACATGCGCTCCAATGGGCTAGTCATGTGTTTCGCCCGTGTGTGGTCATACGGCGATCAGCGCCCCTTCTCTCGGTAGCGGCTCTATGGCATCGGGCATCCGGTCGGGGAGGAGCTGCCAGACCCACAGCCCGGCCTTGGTGAACCCGACGTGCTCGAAACCGGCCTTCTTGTAGCAGTAGCCCGGCTCCCGCTTGTGCTCGACCTCGTCGGCGTTGACGAACGTCACCATCCCGAGCGGCGGTGGTACCGGCCACTTCCACAGCGTGTGGGCGACCGCCTGGCGGATCATGTCGGATGCCACGCCGGGGCCTTCTTTGCGGAAGCACGAGTTCATCCACGCTCCAGCCCAGTCGTGCTGGACGTACTCGGCCTTCGGGCACGAGGTCACCCACAGAGCGGGAGTGTCGGCCAGGAGGACCAGGCAGCGGCCTGGTGGTACGAAGCCGTCAGCGCCGACGTTCTGCCGGTTGTAGTGCCGGTCAGCAATGGCGCGGCCTACCGGGTCGTTCCGCCATGAGATCCGCCAGTTGCAGTTACCTATCACGATTCACCTCTCTCCCGCCCTTCGGATCGGAGAACCGACCGCCGCACGGGGAGCCATCAGGCTGAGTCATGCGGTCCTCTTGGCCGAACTGGTCGGGGTCCCAGGTCTTGCGGCCGCAACGCCCACACGACGCCTCGGGGGCGTCATCCCGCAGGTGTGGAGGTAACTCATTCTGGTCTTGGTCGTCGGCCCACATGCTCACGATTCAGCCTCCTTGTCGTTCAACGGTTGCCCGCCCTCGTCGGGCATGGCGGGTGGGAATAGCGCATCGTGGGCCTCGGTCCAACGCAGTTGCTCCTCTTGGGTGGGGTCCTCCAACATGAACAGCTCCCACCTCCCACCGCCCACGTGCTCGCTGCTCCCGTACAGGCGCCTAATGGTCATCGTCCGATTCCTTCTTCTTCTCGCCCTTCGGTGGAACCTGTTTGATCGCTCCGATCAGAGCGTTGATCTCGTCTTGCGGGCAGTCGAATAGAAGCTCGGTAAGGCAATAGCCGCCGTCCACCTTGTCTCGGAGCACCCGCAACAGATGCAGAAGCATCCGATGTTCAGCGTCGTTAGCGGACTCGGCCCGCAGGCAACGGCGCTCCCACTCCTTGGCCTCGGGGCAGTATCCGTCCGCTGGCGTCGGGTAGGCGCACCCTTCGCATTCACCCATCACGCCTCACCTCTGTTCCGCCCTTTTCCGCCCCTCGGGCTCGCCTGGGCTCGTGGAGTTGCCCTGTCGAGACGTGGATCCAGTGGCACAAATGGCCGACGTGTGTCTCCGGCGAACGCCAGCACGCCGAGCCGGACTAGGACTTTCACGAGCAGATCACGCATGGCCATGGGCGAGGTGCTGCAGAGCGGAGTGGTGCCCTTATGGCCCTTCATCCGACGACCTCGGCGTCGAGGTGGAGGGCACGGCAGATGAGGCCGACAGCGCGGCCGTCATCGACCATGTCGGTAGTGACCCGGATGATCCGCCATCCGAGGACGGCGGCTTCGGAGTATTTGACGGCGTCGGATTCGAAGTGCGCGCCGCGGTTGTGGGCGCCACCGGTCCAGCTGCCGCCTTCGACCTCTACGGCGAGGAGCAGCGCTGGCCAGGCGAAGTCGAACCGCCATTTGCGGGTCGGGTGGAATCGGTGCTCGCGGACGTAAGCGGGTCCGTCGATCATTCGCAACTGGCCGGCGAGCCGGTCTTCAAGGTCGCTCACGATGCCGTCTCCTGCTCGGCTGGCAGTGTTTCGGCGAGCCGGCGGTAGTACTCGGCGTCGGTGCACAGGAACGAGAGGGGGTGTTCGTCGAGCCAGGCCATGGCGCAGATGATGTCGAGGTGCTGGACGAACCCGCCGCAGGTGCGGCATCCGAGCGTCATCAGGATCATGAGGCGTCGGCTTCCTCGAACGCTTGGCGGCGGGCGTCGTCGATGCCTCGGTGGGTGGGGTGTGGGAGGCCGGTGTCGATGAACGCGCCCCGCTTGGCCGGGCTCGGGTGGACCCGGTCGACGTGGCCTTCGAGGGAGGTTTCGGTTTTGAAGAATTGGGGTGGTTTGCAGCGGGTGCAGCCGAACGTTGACCCGGCCAGATTCGGCCGCTCTCTATCACTTTCTGGTAAGTGGTTGACAACTGGTTGCGTCCAGGCACGCACCATGATTTGCGGGTGGTGGTTGTCCGGGTTGACGACGGAGCGCAGGTGGGAGCGGAGGCCACCGATGGTGCGCCGGCGGGTGCCGCAGTCGCATTCCCACAGTTGGCCGTCGGCGCGCATCCAGGCGTTACCGGGTGTCTGTTCGGCGCCGTCGATCCATTCGGGGTTGTCGAGGATCGCCATGGCCGTGGCTGTGTCTGCAGACACGGCCTCCGCTGTCTCGATGGTGACGGCCGCGGGGGCGGCCGGCGGGTCGGGGGTGAGGTCGCTTTCGCCGGCCGGTCCGGTTTTATCTCCGGGGGTCCCATCCGTGACGTTGGCAGCAGGCCCGTTGTCAAACGGCTGTTCGACCGGTGTGCGCTCTAACTCACCCCCGACCGGCCGGCCGCCCCCATCACCTTTTGGGGGGAACCGGCGCGCCCATTTCTGCAGGACTGACTCGACGACGTCGAGCTGTCTCGACGCGGCGCGCGGGCCGATCCGGCGGACCAGGTCCGCGCCCTCCTGCTTCTGCTCATCGGTGAACTCGCGGCGTTTCCGAGGACCGGTCTTCTGCGGCGCGGGCGCCGGCCCGATCCTGCGGCTGTCCGGGTGCGGGTCGTCGGCGACCACGAACGGCTGCGCCGCCAACGGACGCAGCGCCACGATGGCGGCGTCGAGTTTGGCCAGCTCTGCCTGCTTCTCGGTGCGGGCCGCGACCAGAGCGGCGACGATCTCGTCGAGTGATGTCACAGCGGATACTCGTCGTCATCGGGGTCATCGTCGACCTCTTCGGCGTCGACCAGGTCCTGGAAGACGGGCGCCAGTTCCGGTGTCATGGACCGAGCCGCGGGCCAGGCGTAGCCGGCGACGCGCTCCGCCTCCTCCCGGGAGCACGGACGGATGGCGAAGATGGAGTCGGAGCCGTAGTACTCGGTGAGCGGTTCGGTGCCGGTGTGGTCGGTGCGGGTGGGGTGCTCGATGCGGAGCAGGGTGGCGCCGCCGAGCTGGGCGTCGGAGAGGAGCCCGGCCCGGGTGCGACGGCCCATGATCTCCACGACCGCCCACAGGCCGACGTCGGCTGGGGCGGCGTCGCTCATGCCGGGGGTGTGCCACGGAAGGCGACGAGGCCGACACCGTGCTCGACGTCGGACACAACATCGTCGAACGCGGTGCGGATCACGTCGTGGGGGCGGGTGAGCAGATAGCGGACCCGGAGGGCGCCGTCGTTGATTCGGAACTGGAAGCGGGCGTCGACCGGGTAGCCCTCGGTTTGGCCTTCGAAGCAGATCAGCCCGAGCTTGAACTTCGAGGGGATAGTGATGGTGGCGTTCTCGCCGGCCCGGGCGTCGATGGTCTCGTGGTAGGTGAACTGGCGTTGCCCGTTCCCGAGGAGCTGCTGGGAGCGGAACTCGAGCCGGTTCTTCGCCGACATGGTCTGCGCCAGCTCGAGCATCTCCGCGGCGGACGGTTCGACGATCTCGCCGTAGCCTTCTTCGAGGTGTTCGCCGAACTCGACCTGGGCCAGCCACACCCGGTCCTGGGACGTCCAGTGCAACCATTCGGGGGCGTAACGCAGCGCGAGCGCGGCGCGGTGGTCGCCCCAGCCGGGGATGGCGCCGCCGGCGCCGTGGCCGTTGAGGACGGCGGTGACGGTCACCTTGTCGACATCGGCGTAGAGGGCGGTGCAGACTTTCTCGGTCTGGTCGGCCCGGGCGGTGTCGACCTGGTTGCGGTCGGCGGGGGCGGTTTCGTGGCCGTGTTTGCGGACGTACAGGACCAGCGAGTCGGGGGTGTGGACCGCGACGCGGGCTTTCACCCGTCGGGGCGCGTCGAGGAGCGCCTCGTGGTCGTAGTGGTGCAGTGCGGTCTTGTTCGAGTAGACGATGGTGCCGGCGTCGCCGGCGATGGCGGGGATGTCTTCGCTGGTGGTGGCGTCGACGGCGAGGTCGGCGATGGCTTCGGCTTCGGTGCTCATCAGGCTTCGTTCTCCTTGCGGTCGTTTTCGGGGATGACGGCCTCGGACCCGGGCACGCCGCGCAACGGCAGCCGGGTCTGGGCGGGATTGTGGCGGCTTAAATTGCCGTCTTCGGTGACGTACCAGAGGGTGTTCGGCCGTTTCCCTTCCGGGATTTTCACGGTCACGTTGTCGGTGATGCGGACCATGCCGTCCGCGTCGTCCTCCGGTGCCACCTTCAAGGTGAGTGTGAGGGTGCCGACTTTGCCGGTGGCGGACACGGCCAAGATGAGCTCGTTGAATTGCTCGGACAGTTCGTGGTGGGTGAGTCCGCCGTTGACCTCGGCGAGGAAGTCGCCGAACGGGCGGATCTGGCGGTCAGGGTTGTGGTCGGGCTTGGGCATGGGGTCCTTTCGGTTAGGCGGGGCTGCGGGCGAGGACGATCGGGGTCAGCACGCTCTTGGCGTGCAAATGTTTGAGCGGGTCTTTGTGGCGGATCTCGTCGGTGCCGAGCACCAGCAGCAGGTCGCGGAGAGCGGGGAGTTGGATGATGTCGCCGCCGGCGCCTGGGGCGGTGTCGGCGAACGGGAATGTCTCGTAGAACGGCGCCCCCCGGTAGATCCCGACGACCTTGACGAAGACCTCGCCGTCGGCGTCGGCCCAGGAGTCGATGACGGCGCCGCCGCGTTGCAGGTCGCCGCCGGGGTGGAAGTGGGTTTTCGAGAATCGGTACATCCCCGTGTCGACGTATTCGGGGCCGGTCATGCTGCGCCGATCACGATTTGGAGGCCGCGGCCTTCGACCTCTTGGACGTCCATGACGAAGTCGCCGGCCCATTCGCCGTCCTCGTCGACGTAGATGTCGGTCGGGTCGACTTCGATGAGCACGTCGATGTCCCGGGCTTTCGCCCCCAGATGGGCCCGGACGCGCTCCAGGTCCTCCAAGAACCGGTCGAGCGTCATCGCTCGGGCTCGCGGTGTGGGTCGGTGTGAGTCTTGACGAGCTCACGGTGGTGGGCGCACAGCTTGAAGTCGACCTCGTCGTCTCCGTCGTGAAGGACGACGATCTGGACGGCCTGCTCGGCGCACGGCCTGCTGTCGTCGGGGAGGCTGATTCGGCGGCCCCACTGGCAGCCGAGCAGATCCTGGAAGAGCGGGTGGCTGCGGATGGCGTTGTCGAGGCTCACGGCGTCTCGATGTCGTGGACGGCGGCGAGATGGTGGGCGCGGGCGTCGTTGGCGAACTCCTCGGTGGTGTTCTTACCGAGATCGCCGCACGCGGTGCAGGTGACCGTCCACTTCTTCGCCCGGCCCGGCCTGGCGATGGTGACGGCCGGGGCTTCGGCGGGCGACCCCTCCCCGCCCGTGTCCGTCGCAGCCCGGGGCGTGTCGAGGCACTCGGAGCAGAGGTCGTCCTCAACCCACGAGCAGCCGCCGTCACACGCCTCGGCGTCGGTGCAACCGCACGCCCGACACGAGCGTACGCTTGTATCGTCCCCCACCGGGCTCTCCGCGGCTGCATCTTCCGGCTGCGGGTCCTCAAGCAACTCCCGTTCGGTACCCGAGAGTGCGTAACCGTGCGCCTCGAGGTGCTGCAGGTAGAAACGGTCCGACGCCCGCCGCTCGCCGTCGACAGGGTCGTACCACGCGGACGGCATGCGCTCTTCGGCGGCGTCGAGCGCCATCGCGTAGAGCACCCGCAGTTGGGTTGCGGTCTTGTCGCCGGTCTGGCCTCGGACCCAGTCGACTCGCTGGGTGTAGCTGGCGCTCTTCTTGCCATCGTAGCTCAACCGGTCGGCGATGCGACCGGCGTTGGTGTTCGCCCGGAGCAGGAACATAGCGGCGAGGGCGATGACTTCGTGCTGCTCGGAGGGCCGCGCGGCCAGCAGCGCGTAGTCGGTCAGGCGCCGCTTGATCCAGGCGTCCCGACGGGACTTGTCTGCCTCCCGCTGGGCCCGGCGGAACTTGGCTGCCTGCTCCGCGGCCTTCTCCTTCTCGAGCGCGGACCGTTCCTTGTCGGTGAGCTCGGTGATCGGGGTCCAGCCCTTCCCTTGGACGAAGACCTCCTTCTCGTCCTCGTCCTCAGTCGTTTCCGGATGGCGGGTCGGTTCGGTGCAACAGGCGGTCTCATAGCCGTAAGCGTCGACGTGCACGGCGTGGCACGGCTCAGTCTTGTGGGCCTTCTCGTTGAGGTCGATCGAGTGGAGTCGGCACGGCGCGTGCTCCCGGTTCCACCCAGGCTGCTTCTTCGTGACGGTCACGCCGTCCTTCTGCAGCCGGGCGATCACCTTGGCGCGCTTCTCTTCGCCCTCCTGGCGGCGGAGTGCCTGATCGATTTCGTAGTGGGCTGGCCGGCCGGACTTGAAGAGACCGGCGACGGTCTTCTCGTCCAGCTTGGCCAGTCCGATCCCGTCTTCGAGGGTGATGCCGCCGGAATCGACCGCCGCCCGGGCCACCTCCGGCAGTTTCAGGAGGGCCAACCGTTTGGAGATGACCGGCTGGCTGAACCCGAGCAGGGCGCCGATCTCCCGCTGGCTCTTGCCCAACTTGACCAGGTCCCCGATCCCGCCGGCGAGCTCCATCGGACTGAGGTCCTTCCGGTGCAGGTTCTCGACCAGGGCGATTTCGAGGGCGCCGGCGTCGTCGACGTGGCGGTACACGCACGGCACCCGGGTGAACCCGGCCGCCTTCACCGCGGCGAGGCGACGGTGACCGGCGAGCAGCTCGAACCGGTTCCGTCCGTCGTCACCTTTCGGGAGGGGGCGGACCACCAGCGGTTCGATCAGGCCGTGGGTCCGGATCGACTCCACCAGCCCCTCGTCGGGGGCGGTGTCCCGCCGTGGGTTGGCTGGGTTGGGCTGGATCGAGTCGACCGGCAGGCGCAGGTTGTGCTCGTAGCTGTGCGGCGTGTCCACGATCGTCGTCGGCTGGTTCGTGCCGTTGCTCTCGGGGGCCGGAAGGCTTCCAGGATCGCCACGGCCAGGTTCGGGCGTAGTCGCTTGGGTCTGCGATGACTCCACCTCCTTGTCGGCTGCGAGCTCCTTGAGTGTTTTCGTTACCGTCACCACGTCCTCCTGACCCACCGCTTCACCCGGTTGTAAATGGCGACGGCCACGACCAGCACCACCGTCTCGGCGCCGATCACCAACACGGCCATCTGCCCGTCGGTCAGGCGGCTCACGACGCCACCTCCTCGGCTTCGGGCAGCTTGGCGAGCAGCCGATCAGCGGCCCGCGCCTCGTCGACCGCGGCGAGGATCCGGTTGGCGAACTGCTCGAAGAACGCAAGATCATCTAGTCGTCGTTGCCGGCACGGCTCGTCGTGTAGGGGCGCGTGTAGCGTGAGGTCGCCAAGGTGCAGCACGGCGAACCCTTCGTGTGTCGAGGTGTCGACGGGGTCGTCCGTCCCGAGAAAGACCACGGGCTCGATCCTCATGACGCGATCGCCTTCTCGTACTCGTCGACCGCCTTGTCCCCCGCCGCCTGCTTGGCCCGGTGGTCGTCGTTCGCTGACCGGACGGTCTCCATCGTGATGCGGCCCTCGGAGACGTCCTGGCCCATCTGGTAGGCAGTAAGGGTTTCCTGCTCGCTCAGGTCAGCGGACGACTCGGTACGACCTGACGTGGCGCAGTAGATGATGGCGTCCTGCTCGTTGTCGGTGAACTTCAAGCGGCCGAGATCGGCGTGGAGCTTCGACCCCGGTGACCTGGTCCGCCGGGCCTTCGGCTTCTCCGGGTCCGGGTCGGCAGCGGGCGCCGGTGCTGGCGTCTTGCCATCGAGCGCAGCGAGGACCTTGTTCGCATCCTCGTGGCTGGCGATCTCCGCCAACGTCTTGCCCACCACGCCGCGCGCCAACGAGTCGAGAGCGGCGGCGTCCATCCCGAGCCGGGCGGCCTTCCCCCGGATGACACGTCCGAAGGCGCTGCCGTCACCCGCCGGGGCAGGAGCGGGCGACGGGGCCGGGGCAGGTGGTGTCGTACTGGCGGTCGGCGGCGAGGCGACCGGCAGTTCCCGGCGGTCATCCGGGGCCGGGCCGATCTCGCCGCCGATGATCTCCCCCGTCATCAGCGTGTGCGTCGTCATCGTCGGCAGCTCGATGACCGGCACCGCGAAGTTCTTTGTCTCCCCATCGCGCTTCATCGTCCGCTGCTCGATCCGCAGGCGGGCCGGGATCAAAGTCCCGTTCGCTGCGGCGGCGCGAATGATGTTGATCGTTCCCGGGATCTCCGTCGCGGCGTAGAAGCCGTGCGACTCGAAATGCCACAGCCCCACATCGGGCAGACGGGGTTGGATGACGAACAGGCGGGTGGTCGGCTTGCACGCCTTCCCCTTGCCGGCCAGCTCCAGCCGCTCGTCCACGTCGGCAGGGCAGACACACGCCGTGTCGCCGATGATCTCCGTTTGGCCGTCACAGCGCCGCTGGCACCCGCCACCGGACCACATCTCGAACCACTGCGAGAACGCCATATCCCCGGGCGGGATGATGACCTCGATCGCCGACGCGTCGGTGAACAACTCCCACTGGCGGCCGGACGGAGCGTCGGCCCATTCCTTGACCTCCCCGCCGTACATGACCGCGGCGGCTTCGAGCAGCTCCTGCGACGGGCTGGTCATCCGCCAGGTCTCCAACTTGTTCGGGCGGGTCTTGCCGTTGGCGGCGGGCACCTGGGAGCCCATGCGGACGCGGCCGAGACGGCGCATCGACTTCTGCAGAGTGATGATCGGCATTCGTGTTCTCCTTTCTCAGTCGACGAGCGCAGCGACGTTGGTCGGGGCGCTGTCACGGGGTGGGTCTTGCGGGACGGCGACGGGGGCGAGTAGGACGCCGCGGGAGATGTCGTCGCAGAAGTCCCGGACCGCCTGGGCGTGCAGGAAGTACTCGAACGCCAGAGGTCCGGCGTCTACCGGGATCAGCTGGTATCCCCGCTCGGTGATGTGCAAAACGGCGCACCACTCCACCGGAGGCATGGGGACTTCGGCGCCGTCGGCGAGGCCGACGAACTCGGCGCTGCGGTAGGCGGACAACTGCAGGGCAACTTCGCCGTAGACGCCCTTGCCGGTCTTGTAATCGACCAGGCCGAGCCCGTCCCCCATGGCAGGGACCCGCATCAGGGCGTCGAGGGTGCCGGCGTAGCCGTGCTCCCGGTTGAACACCGACGCCTCCGCCATCTCCCACTCGGGGTGCATCTCCCCGACGAACTGCAGGAACGCCTCGCCGTACGGGCGCTGCTCGGGCGGCATGTCCTCGACGGTCACCGGCAAGCCGAGGACCCGCTTCTCCGCCCAATCGTGGATCGCGGAGCCCTGCAGGGCGGCGCCTTCCTTCTCCCGGTAAGGCGCTCGTTTGAGCCAGTCGATCTGCTCCATCGGGTTGTCCATCCGGGTCCACACGTTGTGCTTGCCGACCGCGATCTCCGCGACCCGCTTGGCGGCCCAGTTGACAAGAGCGGGCTTGGGAATCCCGCCGCCGATGATCGTGGTCACGCTCGTGAAGGTTTCGTCCCGCCACTTGTAGGTGCGGCCCCGGGCGGTCGTGGTGGCATTGCGAGGGTTGGCCATCAGTCGTCGTCCTCCGATGGCAGCCACACCCGGCCACGATTCGGATCGATGATGCACGGGTCGCCGCAACCGTCCAGCCGCGGGACGGGGCGCCTGTCCTCGTCGCGCTCTTGGCGGGCCATCACGCCGGCCCGAATTGCGGGTGGCGGTCGGTGAACTGCTCGAGCTGCTCGAGCAGCGTGGCCCGGCGCGTCTTGATCCAGCACTCCTGGCCCGGCTGTAGCGGCATGCCGTCCCGGTTACGGCACCGGTGGTCCATTTCGACGCACTCCGGGTCGAACACCCAATCCGCCCCATACGAGGTGCCGCCCTCCCGGAACCCGGCCTCGGGGGGGGTGAGGCCAGGTTCGACGGGAGGTGCAGGCTCCGACGCCACCGCGGTCCGATGCGTGGGCGTCGAAGAAGTGACAGTCCTCGGCAGGTCACCTTCTAGGCGATCTACGGGCGCCGTCATGGCAGGCGACCCTTCTCCGAGTAGAGGCGGCTCGGCTAGCCGAGGACTGGCATCAGTGAGCGGACCGGTGAACCGGGCCGCGGGCAGGCACAGGTCGACGAGCATCCAGCAGACCTCGCCGACGTCGGCGGCGAGGTCCCGGAGTCGGCTGACCGTTTTGGGTATCGTGGTGTTGGCCATCGGTTTTGAGCCCTCCTTCGGCTCGGCTGTTGGTTAAGCCGTCGAAGCCCGGTCGCACCCGGGCTCGGCGGCGTCCTGCTGGGAAACGTCCGACTCGCTGGTGGCTCTCTCAGGCCCTTCGGTGCGGTGACGTCGTTGTGCGTGATTCGGGCGAGTCGGAAGAACAGCGGTGAGCACCTGGTGGGCGACCGCGGCGGCGATCACCCGGGCGTCACGGTCGTCGATCAGCCGCTCCCGGTGCGATGCCATCGCCACAGGCAGCAGCTCGGGGCGCAGCGCGTCGCCGTGCAGGTACCGCTCCAGCCGCGGGCGGCTGACCAGCCAGCGGCGGCCGACCTTCCGGGCCGCGTCACCCGGGAACCGATGCTCGGACGCCATCTTCCGGGCCCCCCGGGGCGTGTACCCGAGCAGGGCGGCCGCCTCGGGGAGGGTGAGCAGATCCGATTCCGCCGGCATCACGACCCGCCCCCAGCCTCGAGCTCGGCGTGCAACGCAGCGACCGCGTCAGCTTCCGCCGCAGTGTTCAGGGCGGCAACGATCCGTTTCCCCTCGTCGTCGTTGACCGGGCTGGTGTACGGCTCCCACGTCGCCCCGCCGTCCGTGGTGCGGATCACGTACACGCCGGTCACGACCGGAACCCCGACGAAGTTGAGAGTCCGCTGCACCAGCAGCGCATAGCGGGCGACCATCAGGAGGCCTTCTCCGAGTCGACCGTTGACGGGTCGCGGGCCAGCGCTGCCACGGGGACGCCGAGGGCGTCGGCCAGTTTGCGCATCGTCTGGGGCCGGACCTTGACGTCACGGCCGCCTTCGATCTCGCAGATGTAGGAGATCGACACGCCCGAGACGGCCGCGAGATCTTTCAGGCCGTAGCCGTTCAGTTCTCGGATGGCCTTGAGGGTGACCCCGTTGATCTGCACATCACGAACGATAACGAATGAGAGCGAATCTGTCAATCTTTTCGTGAAGGTTCGTCATATCCGCAGGTCATCGGCACATTCCGCAGGTGAACTACAACGATGACGTTTAGGGTTTTTTCGCTCTCATTCGCTTCCGGTCGCTAGATTTCGCTGTGATTCGTTGAGATAATCGGACGCATGGTCAACGAACCATCCTCGTTTGTCGTCCTCTTCGTGAAGGCCCGGCTCATCGAGATGCGCCAGTACGGCAACCTCACCCGCCTCGCCAACGAAAGCGGCATCTCTGACGCCACCTGGCGCCGGCTCCTCAACGGCGGCACCCCCAAACGCGAGAACAAACGGATCGCCATATGCGACTACCTCGGATGGACGGCCAACAGCCTCGACCTACTCGAGCGCGGCGAAGAACCGGTCAGCGTCCTTGCACCGAATGCAGCACCGGGCCCAGCGTCAGAGGAGACTCTCGATCTCCTGGAGGAAATGATGGGCACCCTGCGGCGCTGGACGGAGCGGGTAGAGGCGGCAGTAGCCGAAGAGGTGGGCCGAGCTCGCGGCGACGAAGCTGGACGAGTTGGGCGAGACAACTCGTGAGACGCTCCTGCAGCTCGGCGATTTCGCTCGTGATGCGCAGGTACCGCTCGGTCCGGTCCTCCAGCCCCTTCTCCATCCCCGACTCCCGTTCTACTCACGCCCGACAGGACCGGCCCGAGGTCTGGGAGCCGCCGCCGTCGCCGACCGTACACCCAGAGTGGGACGCCAACCACTGTCCATCTTCCGGTTCTGCAGAAATAGCCCGTCTGGACTACCTGGGTTCCCCGATCAGGGGACCTGCTACTGGTAGCAACTGGTCGCACCCCGTAGCGTCCGGTTACACCTTGTGCCATGACGCGCAGGAGACGCCCCGTCCTGTCAGCGGCCCTCAGCGAGGAGGCCTACGCCGGCTTCGAGCGGTTCTCCGCCGAGCACGCCATCACCATCACGGCGACCGTCGAGGCCCTCGGCCTGATCCTCTTAGCCGGCCTTCCGGCGCGGGTCGTGGCCGAGATCGAGCACATCGGCCACCAGGTCGACATCGAACGGCGGTCACGACGACGGCAGTGATCCTCGGCGTGTCGCTCTGCGCCGGTTGCGGGAGTTCCAAAGCGGCCATCCCGCCTGCGCCGACCCATATCCTGAACGGGACCATGGCGCTAGCCGCGGACGGGACCGGAACGGCCGGGGATCCGTGCGCCGGCTCGGGTGGCTATTCGGACATCACCCCCGGGGCCCAGGTTGCCGTCGCCGACCAGGCCGGAACGGTCCTCGCTGTCGGGCAGCTCGACGGCGGCCGCTCCGACGGCCGCTATGGCTGCGACTTCGACTTCGCCATCCCCGGCGTGGGTCCGGCGACCGTCTACGAGGTGACCGTGTCGCACCGCGGCGCCGTCGACTTCACTATCGCCCAGATGGAGGCCGACAGTTGGATGGTCCAGTTGTCGCTCGGGTCATGATCTTGGTCTATCTGTTGGTCTATATGCGCGCCAGGTCGGGACGCTCGACCACTTCCGGAAGGCCGCATCGTGGCTGCTCAGAGGGTCTTTACGGGTCGCAGCGGTCCGCCCAGTTCCCCGCTTGGTCGTAATCCCGCCTACAGACCGACTCACCGTCACACACGATCTACCAGGACTTTAGTGCTATGATTCTCTCTATGGGATTCCAAAGGGATTTCAGAATCGACCGGGCGGCGCGAGAGAGGATGAATCCAATGACTGGCTTTTGGGCTGAGGATCAGGACCAAGCCGATCTGCCTCCTCACCTACGAGATGATGCACCAGAGGCGACGTGTGGCCGCTGCGGCCGTACGACCTGGGACCCCGAGATGTTCGGTCAAGAGGACCGCATGACCCAACCCGATGGCTTCCCCTGCGGAGGTCGCTTCTCTGATCCGAAGACAGACGGCGTCGATTTGGGGGACATGGACGTATTCCGCATGGCTCAAATCAGCCAAGAATCTCAGACAGACCTCGACGCGTGACCGGGAAGCCGCTGAGCGGCAAGGGACGCCGGGGCCGCGGTGAGGGCACGCTCGAGCAGCGCGGCAAGGGCGTCTGGCGCATCCGGGTCTACGCCGGCACCGATCCAGTAACCGGCAATCCCCGACAGGTGTCCCGCACCGTCCGGGCCCGCACCAAGACCGAGGCATTGGCGCTGATGCGCGACTTCCTCCAGGAGATTAAAGAGGGGAAGGTGCAGCTCCGCACGCAGGCCACCGTCGGGCATCTCTTCGACGCCCACCTCGAGCATCTGCGCCGGGTCGGTCGGGCCCCGGCCACGATCGAATCGTACGAGCGGGTGATCGACAAACGGCTGCGACCCGCGTTCGGCCACATCGGGCTGCGGGACCTGACAGCGAAGGATCTCGACGACTACTACGGGGACCGCAAGGCGGCCGGGTCGAAGCCGGCGACGATCCGCCAGCACCACTCGATCATGTCCGGGGCGCTCACCCAGGCGGTCAAATGGGGTTGGCGGGACAAGAACCCGGCCGCGGCGGCCACGCCGCCGGAGAAACCGAAAGGCAAGAAGCGGATCCCGGTGGTGGAAGAGGTCCGCAAGCTGATCGACGCGGCCGGGGAGGTCCCCGAGCAGACGCCGCGGACGGATGTGGACTTGGCGGTCGCGGTGATGGTGACGGCGGTGATCCTGCTGGCGATCACCGGCTGCCGGCGCGGCGAGATGGTGGGGTTGCAGTGGGCGGATGTCAATTGGGCTGACAGCACTCTGAGCGTGGTCCGTCAGCGGATCCCGCTCCGGGGTGGTGACGCTACGATCGAGAACACCAAGGGTGAGGGCGATGACCCGGATCCGCCGGTGGCGCTCGGCCCGCTCGGGTTGGCGGTGCTCCGGGAGTTCCGGGCTGTCGTGGCGGCGAAGGCGGCCGAGCTCGAGGTGCCGGTCGGCGTGTGGCTGCTGTCGAAGGATTGCGGCCGGTCGCCGCTGAACGCGAAGGGTTTCGGGTCGGCGATCACGGAGCTCGGCAGGAAGACCGGGGTGCCGGTGACGACGCACGCGTTCCGCCGGTTCGCTGCTACCCGGATGATCGCGGACGGGGTCGATGTCGTGACCGCGGCGGGGCGGTTGCGTCACACCCCGGAGATGCTGCTGCGGGTGTACGCCGGGTTCGTGCCGGCGAAGGATGCCGCCGCCGCCCGGGGACTCGAGCAGCTGGTCCTCGGCCCAGCGTCGCCGTCGCAGGTCGAGGGTACGGTCGGCTGATGGTCCGGGTCCTGTTCGCTCTTCTGCTGGTGGTGGCGGTGGGGGTGGCGTTCCCGTGGGTGGCCGCGGTCGCGGGGCTGGTGGTGGTCGGGTTTATTCTGGCGGCATCGGTTCGGGGCCGGACGCGTAGACGCCCCCACCCGAAGGTGGGGGCGATGCGACCGTCGTTGGAGCGGCGGCTAGCGGTGCGGCGGGCGTGGCAGGAAGTGCACGGGATCGAGGCCGCGTCCGGCCTGCCGCCCACCCCGCCCGAGGCGTGACCGGGCGCCTACAGAACCGGCATTACGGAGCGGTCCGTCACGGGCGGTTTAGGCTCGTCTGGATGCGGGATCGACTCAGGTGGGCGGTGGCAGGGAACTCGGGGGCGAAGACACGCCTTCACAATCTCCGTGGCGAGTTCTGGGGTCACAGGGTCATTCGGGACATCCTCCCGGCCCTGCGCCGGAACGTGGGGGAATGGCCGGCGGAGCCGTGGGTGCCGCTGCCGGTCATCCGTTGGCTGGAGCGGCACCGCCGCCCGGATTGGCGTGTGCTGGAACTCGGGGGCGGGATGTCGACCGTGTGGTGGTCGACCCGTGCTGCCGAGGTGGTCACCTTGGAGGACAATGCGGAGTGGGCACAGCGTCTGGCCGATCGGCTCGGCGATAGCCCCACGGTCACTCTGCTGGTTCTGCCGCGAGAGGAATGGTGGGCGTGGCTCGCCGAAGAGCGCGCCTTCGATCTCGTCTATGTGGACGCCGCGGACGCCCCGCCCGACTTCACCCGCGTCAAGTTGCTTGAGGCTGCCCACCATCTGGTGGCGCCCGGCGGCTGGCTGGCTCTTGACGACTCGGACCGCCCTCGCTACGGGGGAGCCGACGCGGTGGTGGGGTGGCCGGCAACGCAGGTCGGAGGTCTCAAGGGGACGCCGTTCGCCGTCACCGAAACGACGTTCTACCATCGACCGGCTTAGGCTCATCGCTTCAGTCCGGCGAAGTTTTCGAGGGCGGCTATGGCGGCGTTCCACCCGTAGGCGAAGGCGAGGTTGAAGCATGAGCCGAGCGGATACGCGCCCGCCGAAGAGGTGGCGATGTGCTCGTGGAGGGTCCAGTCGACGCTCGTTTCGGCGGCTATCCGGTCCCGCCACATGGCGTCGAGGTCTTGGTTGACGTAGTTGTGCAGGCGTCCCGTAGCGAGGCAGAGAAAGTCGTGCAGGAGCCAGGAGCCGCCGTTCTGGTAGACGCCTCCCGGCGGGGACACGCTCTGGCCGGGATAGACGGCGTTGAAGTCGCTGGCCGGCAAGTAGCTGCCGTCCTGGTTCACGATGCAGGCGAAGGCCCGGCCAGCCGGCATCGTCTTGACGTTGGTGGAAAAGACTGTGTTCAGGTGGCTAGCGACCTGGGCATCGGTGAGCAGGCTTTCGCCTATGAGGTACTGCGACCAGAACTCCGGCTGGATGCTGAAGACATCCACAAAAGCGAGGGGGTCGGTGTAGCCCGACCGGTTGAAGAAGGTTCGCACCCATCCGCCGACATAGAAGGACTGGTAGGCGGATTTGACGCCGTTCAGGACAGTCGATGTGACGGTGCCGCCGAGGTAGGTGGCGCAGCGGAGAGCGACATAGCAGAGCCCGGTCATCTGGGCTGATGTGCGCTGGGTCGGCAGGCCGCTGCTGATGCTGTCGAACCAGCCCGAGCCGGGACTGTTGTCGCCGACGGGGTAGAAGGAGGCGTCGAGGTTGGCTTCGATGGCCCCGATCAGGTTGCTGATCTGGGTGCCGGTCAGGACCGCTTCCCCGAAGGTGGTGAGGTGCCAGTACGCCCACATGAGCAGTAGGCAGGTTGCGTCGGTCCACCAGTATTGGTCGTAGGTGATCGCCCCGGTGGTCTGGTTGAGGGCGGCTCGGATGGGGGCGAGATTCGATCCGTTGAGGTTGGCGGCGAACCGGGAGAGGAGCTGCTTGGAGATGTTGGCGTCCATCAGCCCCATCTGCGTCCAGAAGGAATCCCGCACGTAGCAGTTCGGGTAGTTCTGAGCCGGGATCAGGAACGCCCCGCTCGCGTCGGCGGCGGACGCCTTGCCGACCCTGGCGCGGGCGGTCGCGGTGAGCATCTGCGTGAACGGGTCGGAGGCGGTGGAACCGTGGACCAGGGCGGCGACGGCATGGCAACGGCGGCGGAGGGCTTCGATGGAGACTGAAGTCCACGTGGACGAGAAGAAGGCGTCGTAGATGGGGGCGGTGAAGTGGGTGAACCCGACAGTGGTCGGCACGCCCGCGGTCAAGGAGAGCGCCGAGACGCCTGCTATACCGAGGCCGGCGTAGAGGCCGAGCTTGCCGGAACCTCCGTAGATGAACCCGTTGGTGGCCGGGGCGTAGCCCCACGATCCGCCGACCCCCGTGTCGGGCATCAGGCAGAAGGCTTGGACGTTCGACCTGGCCGTGCTTCCAGCCGCGGTGGACGGTGCGGCGACGCCGACCATCGGGAACCCGGTGATGGTGATCGGTGTGTTGAGCACCGGCGTGTCGTAGCCGAGGTGGCGCCAGATCGGACCGCTGGGAGCGCTATAGCCCTGGAACAGCTGCACGGTCGTGTTCGCCGAGGCGATGAGCACGATGCGCTTCCGCCATACCCCCGTGGCCAGCTTCGTGAGAGAGACGGACACGGTGACGGTGGTCCCTGAGCCGACCGTGGCCGTGGCCGTCCATCCGTCGTTCCCGTTCGGGGTGATGGATGAATAGACGATGTTCTCGAACCAGGTCGAGCCGATCATCAGGGAGAAGTCGCTAGTCGGGGCGGCTCCGTGGGCTTCCCCGTCCTGCACCCAGGACAGATCGCCGACCTGCGGCTGAAAGACGAAGCCTCCCGCGACGGCCACGGGCGCCATCACGAACGGTATCCCTGGGGCGTCCTGCGGGATCGGCGGCTTGAGCGGCGCGCCAGCGAAGGCACCGTTGCCGAGCGACTGCGGAACCTGGCCGGCGACCGTCCCAGAACTTGTCACAAAAGCGCCAGGACGAAAACGGTACGCGAGCGAGTTCCACGCGGTGACACCGTCGCCGAGCTTGTCCGCTCCGGTGTCAGTTTCAACGCCGAGCTCCCGCAACGCGAGGACCGGATTCGCGGCCGTCCACTGCGCTGCAGTGCCGCCGCGGGGTTTGATCGTGTCGATCGCTGGCATCAGGGGGTTCCTCCATCGAGTACCTGCGGGGCCGGGCTCTTACCGAACAGGGGGGTTTCCCACGGGCCGACCGTGACCGTCACCCCGGCGGCGAGCGTGACTGGCAGCGTCGCTATCACCGCGCCGTCCTGAGTGACGGTGAGCGTGTATGTGCCGGGGGTGGCGACGTAGAACGGCCGCCAATATTGGGTGCCGGCGTACGCTGATATCACGGCGTGATCGGTCGGCGAACCGAGGGCGGCGTCGTCGTACAAGGCGACTGGGGCGGCGGTGCCGTCGGCCAAGGCGACCACGATCGACTGGCCGTCTTCCGCTCCGACGGAAAGGCCGCACGCGGCGCTCATGGTGTGCCTCCGTCGATGACCGAGAGTCCGCCGCCGGACAGGGCGTAGCGGGAGTCGGCGACCTGCTGGGTGATGAGCGCGTTCGGTTCCCACGGCACCGGCGCCGACACCGCACCCACGTTGAGTCCCACCCCGGCCGTCGCGGCCGCGGCCTGCACAGCGGCGAGCAGCGTGTTGTCAACCCAGGTGCCCTCCGCGTACAGGATCTGCGGGGCGCCGGCCACTTGCGGGTAGAACCGCAGGACCGGGGCGACAGGGGACACGAGCGTGGACGGCATCAGCCGACCGGAGGCGCAGCCGGCGCCTCAACTGCTATGGGTGGCGGGGCCGCTGGAGGGTGCGGGACCGGGACTCCGGCTTTGACGAGCCGGTAGGTGGCGATCAGATTCCCGAGCAGCCCGTCCGTTCTGCCGGCCGGGACCGCCTGACGGTACACGGCCTCCGCTGCGGCGACACCCGCCGCGATGAGAGCGGCGCGCGTCAGGTTCGTGGTCCCGGACGCGATGGCGCCGGCGATGAGCTGCGCCACGAACGTGTACGCGCCGAGGCGGACCAGCCGCCACAGTTGGGTGATCGTTTTCATGCGGCTCCTTTGAGCGCCAACAGCGCAAGATCAGACGGAAACGTGGTGTACGGCGACCGGGTCGGGATGATCACCCCGGCGTGTTCCCAGCAGCGGGCCCCGAACGCCGAGCAGATCATCGTGCCGTCGACCGAGACGTCCAAGCGGAGCGGGGTGAGCAGCTGTACGACGATGGAGGCGATGGCCAGCCACCCGTACCGGTCCTTGTCGGCGAGTTCTCGGCGGGCGAAAGCGACGAGCCGGGCCCGGTCGACGTCGGTCGCGTCGGCTCGGACGGCGGCGAGTGGCAGCGGCCGGTATTTGTCGGGCCCGTAGTGGTCGAGCGAGTCGAGAGTGAGGCCGTCGGCGAGCGCTTCGATCACCTGGTTGTCGCCGACGTACACGGCAATGTGGTTCCCCCACGACAGGTCCATGGGGTCTTCGGGGATCCGGGCGTGCACGACCGTGGAGACAGCCCGGGCGATCGTGGACCGCCAGCCGTGATGGTGGATTCGTTCCCCGAACCGGATGAGCGCGCCGACGACCCCGGCGGAGCGGGTCCATAGGAGGTCGCCGGGCTGCAGTTCGGTCATCGGATCCTCCTGGTGATGCACATGCTGGCGGCGTGCCACCACAACCCGAGGAGCGCTGCGAGGGGCCGGGAGCCGTCCCGCTGCCGGTGGGTCACTGGTTGGCCTCGGCGTGCGCGTCGGCAATATGCTCTGCGGTCACCTGGGCGGGGACGGTGGGGTAATGTTTCTTGCACGTCTTGTACGGGGTGCCTTCCACCGGATGCTTCCCGGGACGCCAACAGAACTTCGGGTGATCGACGTGGCAGGTGTGCTCCCGGTACCAGTGCACCCCGCCGCCGACCGCGGCGAACATGGTCAGATCGGGAATCCACCCGGACGTCGGCCCGTAGAAACGGCCGTGGTCGGCCCACAACCAGCGAAAATGGATCGCCAGCCAGCCCATTAGTGGAGCACGGCGACGAGGACCAGGGCGCCGGTCAGGAGGGCCATCGTGAGCCCGAGCGCCACGTTCCAACGGCGCTGACTGGACACCGCTGCCGTCTCGGCGTGCTCGCGGCCGGTCTCGCGCGACACTTCCATCGTCCGCCGCCAGTCCTCCACCTTCCCGAGCCGTTCCCCGTAGTGGGCCAGGTCGGACTGGATCGACGCCACATCAGCCTTGTCGGCCTTGTTGTCGAGCTTCACTTCCATCCGGGCGAACCCTGCCGTCTGGTCCGCTTTGATCTGCTGGAGCAGCTCGGAGACGGTGAAACTGATGGTCGGCTCGTCGGCCATCAGCAGCACTCTGCTCGGCCGGTGTAAAAGTGGTCGGGGATGGCGCCGGTGATCCGTAGACGCTGCCCGGCGGGACCGCCGACGGTCGGGACGCATTGGACACCACCGGGGTTGACGGCGGTGACGTCGCCGTCGTGATGCCCGTTGTTGTCGGTCGGGTCGAGCACGTCGGCGAATCCGCCGTGGAGGCGGGTGCAGCCGGCGGGGATTTTGATGGGCACGTAGGCGGTGCCGTCGTTGCCGGTGGTGCAGGAGAACGGGACGATCATTTTCGGTGGTTGTCCTTTCAGCGGGTAGGCGGGGCCTACAACGACGGGCGGCGCCGGAGGCGGCGCGGGCGGTGGCGCGGTGTCCCACAGGGATTCGCCGGCGGTGATGATGGACAGGTCGTAGGCGCCGAAGAACCCCCACTGGGTGGCGACACTGCGGGGGTCGAGGTGGGGGTGCTGGTCGGGTTCGGACACGAAGTAGCCGTCGAGGGGGGGGTTGGCGAACAGGAACCCGGACGACCCGTACGGCCAGACCAGATAGCCGGCGGCGTGGAGCAACTGCCCGAACCTGGTGACCCACGCCGGGTAGACCGCGGTCTCGAGGTCGAGGATGACCACGACACCCTTCGGGACGCCGTACCGGGTGAGGAGGGCGATGAAGGCGTCGGCGTCGGATTCGGGGGTGACGGCCCACGGGTTGGACCGAACCCAGCACGGCACCCGGTAGCGGGCGGACGATGACGCCGGGGTGACCGGGTTGGGGGTGTCGCCGCCCAGGTAGATCAGTTCGGCGGCGGTGGCCGGCTCGAACCCGTTCGGGTAGGCGGCGTCACGCATCGTGACCGCTTGCAGAGTGAGCGCCATGGCGCCTCCTGAGGATTGGGTGATTCGGAGGGAATCAGCGGCTACGGATGCAGGTACGAGAAGAGGGCATAGGCGCTAACACCGCTGGTGCCTCCGGCGACGCCAGCTACGTTCTCGCTATGGTCGATCTGCAAGGTGTCCGCTGCGGCGCATTGGATCTCGTCATAGACGCTGCTCAGGACGATGGCGCCGGCCGCTTGGGCCACCGGAAAGCTTCCGGCGGTGGTCTCGGTCGCCCCGTGGAAGATGGAAGCCTGCTCCCGTTGGCCGGCAGCAGTCGGCGAGAACCAAACCTGCGCGTATACCCTGTAGAGGCCCGGGACTGGGCACGTGAACTGCCCGGTGCCGGTGTTGTAGGAACCGGATGGGTCGGTGTCTATGGTGTCGTACCCGAAGATCCCCGAACCGTTGACTGTTGTCCATGCCCCAGAGCGATGAACTCGGGCCCGGAAGGTGGCTTGCGGGGTTCCGTAGGCGCCGATGACGTAGGTTTTGTGGCCGACGACGAGCGCGTCGACGACGGTGCCGGCCGGGAGACTGGCGACGTGGCCGTAGTTGAAGGCGGTGACGTTCGTGGCCCCGCCGTCGAGCGTGACGACGGACTGGCCGATGGTGGAGGAGATGACGACGCCGCGGGCGTGGCGTATCGGAGTGCCGGGCTTCGACGCGCCGGCGACGGCCCGGGCCAACTGTCGGTGGGGATGGACGACGGTCATGCGGCCACCGCGAACGACCGGTTCGTCACCTGCATCTGCGTGACCACGTCCAGCGGGTGGGTGACTGCGGCGCCGATGTAGATGTCGTTGACCTTCATGCGGGCCCGGGTGATCCCGTTCGCGTCGCCGGCGTCGAAGCCCGGGTTGCAGGTCGCGGTGAACGCGGTCTCGTCCAGGGCGGCGAGCACCAACGGCAGTTGGGCGTTCGCTACCGCCTGGGCTTGCGGGACGGTGGACACGGTCTCGTCGGTGATGAAGATCGGGCATGAGCCTTCGACGCCGGACGGCCCCAAGATCGGGTCGGTCGAATACGCCGACGCCGTCACCGGGGTCCCCGGTGACGTGGACCCGTCCGGGTTGGTGACGGTGACACCGGTGCCGATCACGATCACCCCGTTGTGGAAGTTCGCCTCGTCCAACGTCCGGGTCAGGCTCGTCATCGTGCACGTCACCCCCTCGACGAACGAGAACGACAGCGGGACCGTGTTCGGCTGGGGGACGGGGCGCATCACGACGGCGCCTTGCCGGTCGAAGAACAGTTCGCAGCCGGCGGACAAGGCCAGGTTGACGCAGTCCTGCCACCGGTTGTTCCCCCCCGACGTGGAACCCGATTGGGCGCTGACGCCGGTCGAGGTGAACTGGATCCCCAACACGGTGCCGGCCGGGACGACCACCGTCGACGGGTAGAGGTTGTAGGTAAGCGGCGGCCCGGTCCAGGTGGCGTTCAGGATGGCCGTGATCGCGGCGGGGACGGTGAGCCCGGCGGCGCCGGTGTACGGCCCGGTCCACGGGTGGCGGGCGATCTCGGACGAGCGGTCGTTGCCGGTGATCGCGATGGTCAGTTGGCTGCCGGTGTCGGTGATGACCGGTTTCGACAGGCGGAACACGCCGAGCGGGGCGAGCGTCCCGCCGGGCGCGGTCGGCAGGATCCCCGGCGGCGGCGGGATGTTCACGCCGCGGTAGGGGCGTAGTTCGTTGCCGGACAGCGGATGGAGGAGGTCGCCGAGCTCGGCGGGGACCAGGTCGACGGTCGCCAGCGTCATGGTGGCGGTGCGGCGGATAGCGGCGGTCTCGTCCTCGACGACCCCGCCGCCGACGACATCCAACGTGGCGAGCTGGTTGCCGTTCGGGTCGGTCACCACCGCCAGCAGGGCCACGTCGTGGGTGCCGGCCAGGGCCTTCTGTGCGTCGGCGGACAGGGGCCACATCAGGGGCGGTCCGTGACCGTGCAGGCGACGGAGGCGAGCGCCCACGGGTTGGCGATCCGGTCGGTGGCCCGCAGGATGCTCTCGGGCAGGTCCGGTCCGATCGCGATGTACCAGCCGTCGCCCATGTCGGAGCGGAGGAGCAGGGTGGCCTGCCGGTCGCACAACGACAGGAACGTGGCCGCTTCGGCCGCGCCTTCGATGAGGGCGTTGAGGGTGAACGAAGGCGATTGGACGGTGCCGCGCTGCACGATGGCGTTCGGCCGGCCGAAGGCGTAGAACACCCCCATCGATTCGGTGCGGGTTTTCTGGAAGGAGATGGGCGACTGGATGGTGGACAGCGACGCGGCGACGGTGCCGGCCCGGTGGAGAGCGAGGGCGGTGGTCGGGTCTTGCGGGTCGGTGAGCCACCAGTTGGTGGATGTGACCGTCGCCGTGGCGGTCGCTGGTGTCGAGGTGACGGTGGCTACGACCGGGGTGGTGACGTTCGCGGAGATGGTGGCGGAGTACAGGCGGGGGACGCCGAACAATGGTTCGGGGTCGACGATCGTGACTTGCTGGGTGATCGACGGGACCGGTATCCCGGTGCCGTCCCGGACCGCCTGCCAGGTGGCGCCCCCGTCGTCGGAGCTCACGATGCTGACCGTGTCCAAGGGGACGAGCCCGCCGCGCGTCCACGCCGGTGCGGCGGCAGCGGCGAACAGACCGGCCTCGTCGACGTAGTGGGCGCCGGAGGCGACCTCGGAGGCGATGGTGACGATCGGGGCCGCGTACACGGCCGTGCCGGGGGCGACGCCGACCGCGGTGGCTTGGGTCCATCCGCTGGTCGTGTCGTTGACGGGGGTGCCGGTCGAAGTGGAGATGAGGGCGCCGGCGTTGTTGTACCAGGCAATCCCGATCGTGCACGACCGTGCGGTGGCGGCGGAGCGCAGGGCCGCGACGGCCGCGTAGCTGACACCGCCGGTGATCGGGTAGGCCCCGGTTGCGACTTCCGCGCTGATGGTGCCGAGCGCGGCGGCGGTCAGTTTCATCGACTCGCTGCCGTCCAACGCCTGGGTGGACGATTGGGCGATGGTGGTGTTCGCCCCGGGCTGCCAGGTGCCGACGGAGCCTTCGAAGGAGGCGTCGTCGGTGGACAGCAGGTTGTCGTGCGCGGTGACGAGCAGCGTGACGATCGGCGCCCCGGTGGCCGCCGTGCCGGGCGTTGCGGTCAGGGTGGGGGTGGCCGGCCCGGGGTAGGTGATCGTGAACGCGGAGGACGCCCACGCGGAGGAGACGGCGCCGGTCTCGACGATCTGCACGTAGGCGACCCAGTTGCCTTGCGCCAAGGCTGTCGGGATCGGCCACGACAGGGCGGCGGTGCTGATTACCCCGGAATCAACTGTCGCGGTGGTGACGCCAGGCGAGAAGCCGGGCTGGAGGGTGACGGCCTGGGTGTAGACGACCACCCGGAAACTGGTTTGCGACAGGCCGCCGCCGAGGATTTCGGTCCAGGTGACCGCCGGCTGGGCGGTGCTGATGGTTCCTGAGGGGCCGGTGACGGTGACGGTGGGCTGCGCCGATGCCGTGAACACCGAATCGGACGCGAATGGTGATTGCAGGTTGTAATGGGCTTCTTGGGTCGCAACGCTCCAGTTGTAGGAGACGCCGTCCGGGAGGATCCCCGCCGGGACGGTGACGGTGTGCAGCGCCGAACTGTTCCACACGATCGAGCCTTGGAAGAGTCCCGAGGTGGCGTTCCAGTACTTGTACACCCCGGAGATCAACACCCGCAGGACGTAGGCGTTCTGGACGCCCGAGTCGGTGCCCGGGTTGTAGGTCCACGAAAACGTGACCCCCGCCGCGAACGAATCCAGATATGCCCCCGCTCCCGGAGCGGTGAGCGTCGGCACATAAGGCGGGTCGGCGACCGTCGCCACCAGGATGATGATCCCGTTGCCGGCGCGGTTGCCGTCCGTGAACACCGGCGAGCCGACCGACGGGTCAGCGTACGACTTGCCGCCGGCTCCTCCGCCGGCAGGACCCGTCCCAGGAGAGGCGCCGCTGTCGCCAGCTCCCCCGGGGGCTATGCCGCCGTTGCCGTCGCTGGTCGCGTGGGGGGCGTTCGAGCCGGCGCCCTGGTGGCCACCGCCGCCGCCACCGGCCCCGCTCGTACCGTTATATGCGCCGGTTGGGCCATTGGCGCCGTTCGACGGCGAGAGGCCGCCTTTGCCGCCGGCGCCGCCGGTGGCAGTTCCGGACGCTCCGCCCGCCCCTCCGCCGCCGCCAGCCTCAACGAGCGGGGTGGCGCCGGACAGGACAGCCGATGATCCGCCGCCGTGGCCGCCGGCCGACGATGGCGCCACGCTTGCCGCTCCGGTACCTCCGGCGTGCTCGCCGGCGCCGGCCTGCGCTCCGACTACAGCTGTCAGTGTTCTGCCGGCGGCGACGGGCACAGTACCGACAACCTGGCCGCCTTTGCCGCCGGTCGCACCGGGCGCCCCGCCGGGCGAGCCGGGGCCCGCAGGTGACGAGTTTCCGCCGGCCGCGCCGGCGACGGTCGCCTGCACCGAGCCGTTGAGCAGCAATGCCGGCGCCGTGTACGTGTTCGTCCCGGGCGTCGAATAGGTGGTGGTCTGAGTGCTCATTGTCCCAGCCCGGGCGTACTGTGGCCGGCATGAACAAACCCAAACTGGCGGTGCTGATCGGGTTCGCTGTCTTGGCGGCGGCGATGACCATCACTGCCGCTCACTCCAGCCAAACGCTCCATCTCGTGAGGACCAACGCTGTCCACGTCGTCACCACAGCGGCCGCCACGACAACAAGAGCAATAACGGCAATACCCGTCCGGCCGCCAGCGGTGGTGGTCCCTAAACGGCAGGGTGTCCCCGTCGCAGCTATCGTGACGACCACCACCATCGCTGCGCCTGAGAACAATGGCCAGCCGTGCCCGCAATGCACGCCCGGCAATGGAGCGACCGCGCCCAACGGTGACGCCAACGGAACGCCGATCAACACACCGGATCTGATCGTCTATATCGTCCACCCGGACGGCACATGCGGCGCTACCGGCCAGAGCGAAGCCCAACGTGACGGGTTCACCGCTATCCCAGCGTCCGAATGCGACCACGGCGACTACGTGCCGGCGGCATCGGCGGCGCAGACGACAACGACTCTTCCGAATCTCACCCCAGCTGAGTGCGCTGTCACCCCTGCCTGCTATGCCGGCAACGGCCACCAATCGGCCACCACGACGACACTCCCGTAGCGGCATCATGCGGGGATCAGCTGGCGGATGGCGGCGATCGTCGCCGTGCGGTCAGCATTCAGAGCGGCGACCACATCGGCCTTCGACGCCAGGTCACCGATGACCACTTGTCGCTGATCATTCAACGTGATCACCACCGCGGGAACGGACAGTTGCGACACGGTCGTGTCCCCGCCGGCCAGACCCGGGAACGCTTTGCGGGTATCCGGATGCGACAGGACCTGGGTTCCGGTCGGCAAATAGGCGAGGGATTTGTCTTTCACGATCGACGCCCCGCCCCCCGGGACGATGACCGCCTCCGAGCCCGCCTCGCCGATGTGCGTCCACCCGCCCGGCGACGACCCCATCCCCGTAGCCGCCCCGGGCGCGGCGCCCTTCCCGGGATGGCCGGGGATCGACGTCGTCAACACCGTGTTCACATACAGCGTCGTCGACTTCGGCAACGCCGCGATCTGATTCTGCAAGCCCCGCAGATTCGCCGCCGCGGTGTCATACCCGGCGAGCAGCAGATCGGTTTTCACCTGCGCCGGAGTCAACCCCAACGAATGCAAATAGGCGTCGACCTGGCCCTTCGTGAGCCCGTACTTCCCGGCCTGCTGCTCGATATAGCTCGTGAGGGAGGAGACTTTCCCGACGACCTGATCCGACGTCGCCCCCTGATGCTCCAACGACTGGATGGTCGAGTTGATCGCGGCCGCGACCTGGTCGAACGCCTGCCGGTTCGCCAGGCCCTTCGCCGTCGTCACGTCCAGGCTGGTGCCGTTCGTGTGAAGACTCGTCGTGAGAGTTTGGATAGCCGCGTAAAAGGTGGTGGTCGCCTGCTCCGCCGTCAGATTCGCGGACACCATGTTGTTCAGCAACGTCTCGGTCTGGGTGAGCGCCTGATTCGCGGTGTTCAACTGCGACGTCAGCAGCCCGTACTCCAGGGCGTACGAGCCGGTGTAGCCGGCCGCGGCGCCGGTCGCGGTCGCTGACGCGTCGATCGCCGCGGTTTGGGCGTCCTGCGCCTGTTTCAGGCCGGGAAGGAGGGCCTGCAAACCTTTCTGCTGGCCTTGGAGATGCTCGAGGGTGGCGGTCAGGTTGTCGTACTGGGTGGTCAGCGACTGGGCCGGCGTGTAGCCGTCGGCGATGAGTGACTGGCCGAGCGTTTTGAACTGGCCGGACAGCTGCCCGATCGGAATGTTCGCGGCCGCGGTCGACAGGACCCCCATGGCGTAGGCGCCGTCGTGGGTTCGTTGCGCGACATCGCCCAGCTGGGCGCCCAGCGACGACAGTTGGGTGTTGACCGCCGCGACTTTGTCGGTGCCGGCGGGCAGCTGGGCGATGAAGTTTTTCGCCCACGACTGTCCTGAGGCGTCCGCGGCAGCCGTGAACGACCCGAACGCCCCCACCGCGTTGAGGAGCCCGTAGACGACACCTATCAGGCCGCCTTCGAGGCCGGTACCGGCCGCGCCGACGAGTGTCAGAGCGGCCGCCGAGCCGGTCGCCGCGGTGGCCACCGAGTACACCCCGGTAGCTCCGATGGCGGCGGCGTCGCCGATGCTGGAGAACAGCCCCGGTAGGGCTTTGGCGGCGCCGGCGAGACCGCCGACGCCGACCACGCCGAGCAGCTTGTTGGCCTCGAACGCCACCGCGGCCAGCCCGAGCCCCCAGGTCGTCAACGTCGGGTTCACCTGCAACAGCAGATTCAGGAGGCTCGCCGCGGCGTCCACGATTTTCAGGGTGACCGGCCCGAGCGGTGCGGCGTCCTTGGCGATGGTCACGAACGTGGCGCCCAGGTCCTCCACCGTGTGCGCGACCAGCGGCCCGTTGGCCTGGATGTAGTTGAGGAAACTGGAGAACCCGCCGTTGGCGGCCTCGTTCCCCCATTTCGTCAGGTCCTGACCCCACCGGACCAGATCCGCGTCGATGGTCTGGAGCTCGGGGGCGAACCCTTCCGCGAATCCGGACCAGGCGTGCCCGAGACCGCCGAGGAGATGCCCGAAACTGGTGATGGCGGCGCCGCCCTCCCCGGCGATGAACTGCGAGAACTGGCGCAGGTACGGCGACCCCAGCGAGGCGGACATGTTCTGCTCGAGGCCTTGCAACGCCAGCGACGCCGACGCGACCGACGGGGTGAGGAACTGGAATACCGATGGCAGAAGCGAGACGGCGTTGACGATGACCGGGTCCACGAACGCGGCGGTCGCCAGCTGCCAGTTGGTGAGCAGCCCGTGGATCTGGTTGCCGACCGTCGCCAAATCCCCCTCGGCCGCCAACGCGAACGCTCCGAGACCGAGCCCGGCCGCCGACGCCGCGTTCACCAAACCGATCAGCCCCGACGCACCGACCGCACCGACGGTCCCAAGCGCCGGGATCAACGGCAGCACCGACCCGAGCAGGCCGCCGCCGCCGCCGGCCGCGCCCCCACCACCCAACGACGCCCCGGCCTTGTCCGCGTCCGCGCCAACCGACTGCAACTTCGAGTCCAACCCGTCCAGGTCGCCCTGCAGCCGCTGCAGGTCACGGTCGTCGACCTTCGGCCGCAACGTCTCGTTGCTGAGCGAGTCGAGGGCAGCCTGCAGGTCGGTGATGTCTTTGCGGGCCTGCCCGGACGTGCCGATCTTGATCGTCGCCGCTTTCGTTTGCAGCTCGTCGATCTCCGCCCGCAGCTCCGCCAACTTGACCTGGGCGTCGGTGTCGTCGACGCGGATCGTGGGGTCGGCGGTTTTCGCTCCGACCTCGTCGAAACTGTCCCGGAACGCCTGCAGCTGCCCTTCCGCCGACTCGGGGTCGACCTCGACGCGCGGGCGGGCGGTCTCCGCTCCGAGCTCGTCGAGTTTCCCGCGGGTCTCGTCGATCTTCACGTCCGCTTCGGTGGTGTCGGCGTCGATGCGCACCTTCGCGTCCAGGCCGGAGGTGGCCTCCTCCAGCCCGGAGCGCAGCTCCTCCCGGAACCCGTCAAGATTGGGCTTAATCGACACGTACGCCGTTGCGATGGACTCAGCCACCGTTGCCGCCGATCAGATGGTTGGCGTGGTCGACCCAGTCCGCCAGCTGAGTGATCGACGCCCCAGACAACCCCGGCTCGTCCCCATCATCATCATCGGCGGTGTCGTCGGTCGGGTCTGCGGGCGCGCCAAGGGCCGCCCGCAGCCGGTCCACGGCCGCGGGCGCCACACCGACAGTCAGCGCGGCCCTGTCCGAGTCGCGGGCCTCCTCGACCAGCAGCGCCTCGGCCACGCTCAACATCCCATCCGCGTCATCAGCCGTCGCGGCCCGGGTCAGCCGGCGCGCCGCTTCCGGGGTGTGCCCGGCGAGGACGAGCCTGCCTTCGACGTACCCGCGGTTTTGCGCGGCCCACGAGGCGAGCTCGAGGACCGCACCGTAGGGCGCCGCAACACCTGCTCCGCCAACATCTCCATCAGCTTCCGGACGCGCGGCAGGGTGAGCGGGCAGTCCTGGCGGTGCAACAGGGCCCGGAACGGGGCGACGTCGGCAGGGACGAGAAGGTTGTTGAAGAACTCCTCGACCATCAGCGTCCCGACGCCCATCAGCTGCTCGACGACCAGCGCCGGCAGCTGATCCCTCTCGCGGCACGCCCATTCCCGGCCGTCCAGCCGGAACGTCACCGAAGGCTCCTCCGGCCCGGCGGGGATTTCGACGTCGTCGAGATCGACCAGAGGCTCGATCATGAGGCCATCGCGGCGGGGACGAGCAGCCGGAACGGGTTCACGCCGACGGGCTTCTCCAGCTGGAAGTCGCAGGAGATCGCCGCGATGTTCGCGCCCTTCCGGCGGGTCACCTGGGCTTGGCCGACCTGGAACGTCTGGCGGATCACCAGACGGCCCTGGACCTGGCCGGCGGTGGTCGCCTCGGTGAGCGAATCCCAGCCGAGCATGACCCGGACTTCGGTGCCGATCGTCGGCATCTCCACCCATGACGACCCGTCGGCGTTGGTGCCGTGCGAGCCGGCCAGCTGCGACGTGCCGATCCCCGAGTTGAGCGCGACCATCCAGTTCTGGAAGGTCGTCTCGGCGAGAGCGAACGTAAGATGGCCGTCGTAGGCGGTGATCACGTTCCGGACCGGCCAGTACTCCTCTTCGGGGGTGATCGGGTTCGCGGTCGGCTTGATCGAGAACTGGGAGCCTTGCTCGGTGTAGCCGAGCGCGGTCCATCCTGCGGGCCACGCTCCGGTGACGGAGGTGGGTTCGGTGGTGCCGAGCGGGGCGGCGTAGAGGGTGCCGGCGCCGGAGACAATGTTGAGGCCTGAGTAGGGCATGGGGATTTCTCCTTTGGCTGTCTGGAGTGACGGGGTTGCCTGCCGCGCGGACGCGACGTTCAGCCCGACTGGAAGGTCCGGGCTTGGTTGTCTCCCACTCGCGTGGCCGGATTAGGGGTTACAGGCCTTGGATTTGCCAGCGGGAATCGAGAACGATCCGCGGTGACCCGGTGTCAGGATCCTGCGAGTCGATCTTGTTCATCGCCCGGGCGGACAGCGCCACCGTCGGGCCGCCGCCAGGGTTGAGGAGGGTTCCTGCCGGCATGGTCCACATGACCGACTCGACCGCGATGGCCAACTGGCGGACGGTGGTGTAGTCGAACGAGCCGGGCGCGCCGACGGTCTCGATCGACAGGTCGATCTGCGAGACGTTGGCGTCGCCGCCGTCGCCGATGATCCCGCCGTTCAGCTGGTAGATCCGCAGGATCGGCCACTGTCCCTGTTTCGTCGGGATCCGGAAGAACACCCGGCCACCATGCAGCGGTGTCAGGGTCGGGTGGGTTTTCAGCCACGCTTTCATGTCGGGGAGATAGTCCGGGATGACAACGACGTTCGGGCCGGGCATCAGCTGATCGCCCCGAAGAAGCCGCCGGCCGCCGGGGTCGGCAGCCCCTGCAGCCCGGATTCGACGGCCCGCAGGGCGGGGCGCAGGAACGGCCGTGGAAGCATGTAGCGGGTGCCGAGCTCGAGGTAGAGGGCGTAGTTGACGTCGGAGCCGATGCGGGCCTCGAGGTCGGTGCCGGCGCCGACGACTTCGTGATGGATGGACGACAGGAGGCGGCCGGTGTCGGACGCGGGCGGGAACCCGGGCGCGGATGCCTGGTGGGGCACGCGGCGGCCGCCGCGGCGGAGGCGGCCTTCCCGGTCGCGGTAGAAGCGGGTGGTGTACAGACGCCCGGTGCCGTGGAGGACCAGGAGCCGTTTGGCGGTCGATTCGACGGCTTGGGCTTTGTCCTCCAAGAATTGGTGGGTGGTGCGGGCCAGGAACTCGTCGAGCGCGGCGTCGTCGATTTCGATCGTGGTCACCGGTCACCGGCCTTGTCGGGGATCGGGATCGACGGCGAGCCGGGGTAGTCGACGTAGTGGCAGGCGTCGCCGTCTTGGCACGGGCACATCGGGTCGTTGCCGATGCATGGCGCCGGCCGGTCCGGTTCGTCGTCGACGGGCATCGACGCGAGCACCCCGACGAGCGCCCGGAGGGCCTCGGCGATGGCGATGAGGGCGTGGTTACTGGAGATCTGCCACAGCCGGCCCTCGTCGGGGCTGCCGGGCCGGGCGTTGAGGGCCTCGTCGGCGGCGTGTTTCGCGGCGTCCAGCCAGTCGGCCATCAGGTCGCTCCTTCGACCATCCTGAGCTGTCCTTCGATGAAGTCGAGGCCGACGGCGGTGACCCTGCGGGCCCACAGGCAGATCCAGGTGATTCCGGTGGAATCGGCGACCGTGTCGCCGGCGGCGACGCCGCACGGGTCGCAGCGCAGCCGGGCGGCGTACACGACTTTGTTGCCGCCGGACAGGGTCGCGTCGGCGGTCGGCGGGCTGACCACCGCCCGGACACCGGTAGCGATTGTGGTGGGTGCCGGCTGGCCGGGATCGTACGGGTCGGTGTTCGCCGGCGCCTCCACCCGGGAGACGGTGATCGTGCTCGTGGCCAGCGGGATCACAGGATCCTCCAGGAGTGGCCCTCGTCGAGGTAGCCGTGGAAGTAGATGCCCTCGGGCCCACCGCCGCAGGCGATCGAAGCCCGGATCTCCAGGCTGCCGTCCGGGCATTCCCGGAACGTCCACGGCGGCTCAGCGACCCGGTGCAGCCTGTTGCGGCGTTTCGCCGCCCAATCCGCCCGGTCGGTGGGAGGGTCCGCCCAATGGTCGAATGGGTTGTCGGGGTCGGCGATCGGAAGCAGGAACCAGACGGCCCGGCCGATCTTCTCGCCCGCCGCGTCGACCTCGTCGGTCGGCCCGAAGTAGTCGCCCGGGCGCTGGATCTCGCCGATGTTGCCCACCCGGCGTCCGGTCACAGGTCACCCATCGGTGAACCGGCCGCCTTGAAGGAAGCCGTGGTAGTCGTCGGCCGCGATCGAGCCGGCGCCGGCCGCGCACGTGACACCGTCCTTGTCGACCGTGATATTCGGCGGCTCGCCGTGACGCACCCAGCAGCGATGCACCGTGTCGTCAGGCAGGGCGCAGTTGCTGGCGCGCCCGTCGATCGTCCACTCCGCGCCGTTCGGGCATTTAACTACGAGGCTGCGACCGTCGGGGCCTTTCCACGGGTACCACCAGGCGTCCCACATCGCCCCCGGCGGGGCGTCGCGAATGGTGGTGACAGCGCCGGTATCAGCCCGGCGGTATTGGCTCTCCTGCCAGTTCTGCCACTCGTCCGCCGCGGTGAACAGGTAGTCGCAGCCGTCGCATTTCGCTGGCCACCGCGGATCGTCGTGCGGTGGGTAGGCGAAGTAGGCGCCCCGGATGTAGCCGTCGGCGCCGGTGACGGGCGTCGCCGATCCGAGAATCGCCTTGGCGTGGTGGTAGCCGTCCGCGCACGTCCAGCCATCCGAATGGCGCACATAGCGGCGCAGGCCGACCTCGACCCGGCCGGTGAATTCGATCATGAACGCCGGGACGCCCGCGTAGGTCATGTGGTGGTGGTGACCTGGGCGTCCCAGGCGTGCGCCTGCGGATGACGCCACCGTTTGATATCCCGACCCAACTGCCGGTCCCGGGACACCATCGACGCCAAATCCCCCGACATCGACACTCCCCCCACAGACACGCTCTTCACGCCGCCCGGCATGTCCGTCAACACCGCCGGGTTCGACAGGTACCAGCAGACTTTGCACACGATCCGACGCAACGACGCCGGCAGCTGCGGGCCGGCGCCGGCGGGACCCGTGTAGCCGCCCCAGTAGGTGATGTCCGTCTGCGGGGGCACCACCCCCACCCACACCGGCAGCGACGGGAGCGGAATGAACCAGCCGACCCAGATCCCGTTCCCTTGGAAGATCCCGATGTTCGACGTCCCGGCCGGCGAGATGACCGCTTTCGACGTGTCGAGCGGCGTCGCGGTCGGGTACACCTGCCCGTTGCGGTACAGGTACAGCCGTTCGGTGTACTGGGCGTAGAGGAGGGTGCGGCGGCATTCGCGTTGGATCATGTCCAACGCATCTGCCAGGTTCGCCGTCACAGTCTCCGACGAGGTGGCCGAATCCTGGGTGACTGCCTGATATTGGGCGACCGTCACGAGAGGGTTCGTGTCGGCAGTGCCGCTGTTCGGGGTGGCAGGGATCATCGGCTCCTCCTTCCCCTCTTCGCCGCTGGCGGTACGGGCGGTACGGGCGGTTCCGGCTCGGGTTCCGGGTCCACGACGGCTGGCTGGTCGTCGGGCAGCTGATCGACCGTGAACACCCGACCCGACCAGCCGGCCGGCGCCGGCTTACGGAAATCCTCCAACCGGATGTGCGGGATCTCGGCTTTGAGGTCGGTGGCCCGCTTACGCGGATACACACGTAAGCGGGCCACCGATCAGCCCACTACGACAGGGCCGTGTTGCAGGCCAGGTCGGGCCGGAAAATCATGAGCCCGGTCCGCTCCTCCGTGATCAGCAGCACCAAGTTCTGCTCGGCGTACCGCTCGTTGTACACCTGGGTGTTGACCTGCTCGCGGTCGACGATCATCATCGACCGTTCGAAGTCGCACACCAGAGCGGACCCGGAAGGCTTGGCACGGGTCCGGTAGGTCGGCACACCCCACACCGTCAGCGGCAGAGCCGAGAACGGCGTGCCGGCATCGAACGTGCCGGACCCGCCCGCCGCGCGCTTGGTGAACATCGACCAGGCGTCCGTCGGGTTGAACACCACCGCGGTGACCGCCCCGTCCTGGTTCTCCACCTTCGCGAACGCATTCCCGACAGTGATCGCGTACTCCCCCGAGGTTGAGGTCTGGGAGAGGATGTTGGGGTCGTTGAGGATGCCGCCGATGTCCGGCCACGTGCCCGACCCGGACAGGTACTGCTGGTCCTCGCGGAACTTCACCAGGTACGGGAGACGCTGGTTGATGTACTGGACTACCGCGGGGGCGTCCTGGAACATCTGCTTCGACAAGGTCAACGTCGACGCCACCACGGTGATGGGGGCGTTCTCCGACTCGAACGACAGCTGCGCGGACGGCTTGGTCGAGCCTTCCGCCACCGTCGAAGCGCCGCCGGAGGCGACGGACTCGCCGGCGACCGGGTTGAGTTCCCGGACGTACGGCATCGTCGGCAGGGTGGTGGTCATGGTCGGGATCAGGTCCCGCAGGTACAGCTTGGCGTGACGCGGCACCGGAGGGATCGGCTGGCCCAACCTGGGGAGGAGACCGCCGGAGTCGGTCGAATCGAAGCTCGGAGGACCGGACGATCCCCATTCGGTGACCGCGGCCCGGACGCCTTCGCCGCCGCCGTAGATCGCGGCGAGACGCAGCCAGTTGGTGAGCTCCTTGCCGTCTTTGCCGTCGAACTCGGCGGAGAACACGTGCTGGCGTTGACCGGAGCGGCCGTCCAGTTCGTAGTTGACCCAGCCGCCGTTCGGGCTGCGCTCGAGCGCGGCGAGGAGTTCGGGAGTGACGATGGCGTCGCCGATCGACCGGAACCCGGCGCCGACGAGCGGGGCGGCGGTGGCGGCGATGCGGGCCTGCTCGCGTCGTTCGACGGCGGCGGACAGGGTCAGGAAGGTGTCGAGCGAGTCGACCTCGCGGATCATGTCCTTGAGGGCGTCGTCGTCGATGTCGGAGCGGCGCCCTTCGGACAGGTCGATGAAGTCGCTTTTCAGCTCCTTCAGTCGGGCTTCTACGTCCTCTACGGACGCGTCGGATAGTTTCAGCACAGCGGTCCCCTTTCAGGGTTCGATTGGTTGGGGGACGCGCGCCGTGAGCAGTCGACTCGGAACGGTGTGCGTGTCGCCCCGCAATCGACGGGGCCTTGAAGCGGTTCGCCGGTTTAGCTGGCGAGGGCGGTGACTGCGGCGGCGGTGAAGCGGTCGCGGTCAGCGAAATATCCGGGGCGGGTCTGCATGGCCACCCCGTGTTGGTCGAGATCGACGAAGGTTTCGTCGCCGCGCATGGGGATGATCATGGAGCCGGGGTTGGCGAGGCCGGCGAGGATGTCGTCGCCGACGTAGGCGGCTTCGGGGTCGGCGAGGCGGACGGTTTCTTCGGCGGCGAGCATGCGGACGAGGGCGTCGTGGGCCATGAAGATGACCCGGCCGTGGAAGGCGTCGACTTTGGTGGGGGCGGGGACGACGGACGGGAAGATGAGCTGGCCGTTCATGAAGGACCGGTCGGTGAGCCGGACTCCCCAGTAGCCGGTCACGAACCCGGGTTTGGCGTGTCGGAGAAGGCATTCCAGGGTGCGGGGTCCGACCGAGGTGTCGTCGTCGGCGAGGAGGTAGTGGTGGGCGGGGTGGAAGAGGGCGGCGACGAACTTGCCGCGGCATTCCATGTTGTCGCCGCCGATCACGCTCACCTGAGGGCCGCGGAAGTGGTCGAAACGGTGGGGGGCGGTCGGGTTGTTGTTGAGGATCAGGATCCGATCCGGCACGGCTGTGCCGTGCTGCAGGTCGTTGACGATCCGTTCGACGTTGGCGAAGCGTGGCTCCCAGAACGAGCAGACCACCGCAGTGACCGTCATGCTGCAGTGGCTCCGTCCATCGACTGCTGCGCCGCCAGGCCGCTGTAGTACAGGCCGGCCGTGACTCGGTCGGCCAGGGCCCGGTACCGGTCGAGGATGTCGGTCCGCTCGAGCAGATAGTCGCGTTGGGTGTAGAAGGAGAAGTGGGCGACTTGGGCCATGCCGCACACCCGGTTGTCGCGGTTCACGATCCCGGGATGGTGCATGGTCAGCCAGTGCTCCTCCTCGTCCCAACTGAGAAAACCGTTGAGGTCGGCGTACTCGGAGCCGTGAATCGCGAAGCAGGACACAGAGAACTGCTGGCGGCGTCCCAACTGGAGCTCGGCCGGGAGGAGCAGCGAGTCTTCGGCGCCGGCCTCGAGGTAGGAGAGGAGATGCCCGTGGACGCGTTCAGCGAACACCGGGTCCTGCCAGCCGACCGGATCCACCGCGGACACCTCCTCGGAGGTCCGGGCCCGGGCGGCGACTTTCCCCCAGTCGAGCGGCAGCCGGCCGTGCCGCTGAGCCATCCACGACGAAATCGAATTGTTCCAAATCAGCGGGAAGACGGCGATGGTGTCGTACCGTCGGTCGAGTACCCGGTCGGCCAGGGTGCGCACGGTGTCGGGGTGGACCCAGACGATGTCGTCGTCGAAGCGGACGTAGATGGTGTTGCGGTCCTGCATGTGGAGCGGGAAACGGCCGGTGTTCAACTGGACCGGCTGCCGGTACCCGGCACGCCATTCGGCCGGAATATCCAGCTCCGGAGTGTCGGGGCCCGGGCATGGCACGCAG